ATTTGATATATACATCATATCACACTCAACAGACTTTGTAAATAATAAACTTTCGACAATTTGTTGCATTGGGGCAACTTTTAATGACGCAACCACCAAGGTGGGCCCTAAGGGGCGGTCGCGTGAAATGATTGCCTTTGTTGTAAAATTACCTTTGATGTATTTGCATCATTTCGATTAATTTCATTATAACACAGTCCTACAATAATGTAAACTAATATTTTGAGAGAGGAAGACGTACAATCATACACAAGAGAGGACCTCGTGGGTTTTAAACAGGATGTGTGATTTTGGGAACTAACCATATAAAATTAAAACCCAATCATAAGATTGGGTCAATGTCAACTATTATTTCATTACACTTCCTCTTCATCATTCAAAAATTGCAACATGAATTTTGATACATGAACCGAACCTTTGATCTCCCTTTTAAACTTATCATTAACAAAGATTTCGATTTTATCAAAATCATATGAAAGCTTAATTTCGACTTCCTGATTCCCTTTGATATAGGCTACTGAATAATATGTGTCCTGATCCTCTTCAATCACTGTTTCAAAACCCTTACTAAACAAAATCGCTCTTAATAAAAATTATGCATTTTCATTCAAGATTATCACTCCATTTCGTATTTGATAAATCAATTATATCATGAAAATGAGCAGTTGTACATAGATAATTGCTTATTTTTCGTCCTTTTTCTAAGCTCTTTTTATTTAAAGGACATACAATTATACACGGACCTTTGCTAGACAAGGACATGTAACTACTTATTACATATCCTTTTTAAAGGGCTTTTTATAATTTAAATCGCATCGTTATATATAGGAGAGTGTATAATGAGGACGTGTAATTGTCTAAACGATATATTCAATACGACAATACCATATGCCTATAATATCAGTATGATAATATCAACTTGTCTGATTTCAAACACTACTTGTACTTGATAATAACACACTGATAATAACAACAACTCTATATAACATACTGATACAATCACATTGATATTATCAGCTAACATATTAATACATTAATAATATCATACTGAATATAAAGGTCTGATATTATTATAATGATAATAACATAATGATAATAATAATAACGCACCATCAGTCTGTTGTACGAATGTAAAACTGTTGCACTCTAACACTGTTGCACAAAGGCAACTCTTTTGTCTTGCTCAAAAACTTTTTAAGTGCTGCAATATTTGTGCGTGGTGGAAAAAATTGCTGACCAAGGACAAATTGTTGCACTTAGGAAACACTTTTGAACTGATGCAATGCTATTGCACTGCTGCAACTCTTGTCAGCTGACCACATACGCCCATCAGCTCCAGCTAAAAGGAGGAACGTGCGCATGATAACTTATGCACATTGCTACACTCTTCCAGTACCAATTGAATCTAGAGCTGTTGAAATTTTAAAGCAAAAAAATAAGGCTTTTCAGCCTTTTATTAACTTATTTTTCAATTTTGTGTTTTCATAAGCCATTTTACATAAATGACTACAAAAGATTTTATTATCGTGGTTTATTTTTCCTTCTCGATTACAAATATTACACTTCACCATTTTCCCCATCACCTTTTATTTTTATTATATCATAGAATTGTAAAATAGTAAATAGTAAAAAAATAGGACCCCGTAGGATCCTACTGTAACATTTTTAAAAAGTTTGACATAACTTTATCTTTAACTTCATTTCGTCCTTTATTATAAGCAAATTCAATTGCATAAATAATCCTTTGCGCATCCTCAGCAGTATCAAGAGTACCACCCAAAATATCTTTGCCTTGTTCATTTACCAATCTAAATCTATCTCCTACTCTTACCCTTGAAATTAACATTAAATATCACTCCTTAACTTTAATTGTTTGAAATACCAAAGCAAATCTTCCAATGTAAATTCCTGTTCTTGTGTCGCCATCTTTGTCTTTCTTTCTAAACTCAGCACTTGCAAACTTAATCTTTTCATCTTCTGTATTCCATACTTCACCTTTTTCCCCGACACCTAGTGCAAACATTCTTCCTTTAACTTTTCCGTGATAACTTAATGAAGTATAATGAGTACCTCTGAACTTTCGTGAGTCAAAAATTAAATTACCTATTCTCATTTACTTACCTCCATATTTTAATTTTAATCTTTCATATTCTGATCTTTTAATTTCTTCTAAAGATTTTGTTTTATAAGCATAAGACATGTCAGCCTTAGTATAGCAAGTAGGACAACTAACCATAATTGGACCTTTAAATATTTTCCTATCAGGTACAAATATTTTACCTAATGTACCACAGCCTAGACACATCCTACTTATAATCATTTTCGTTTATCCTTTCTTAATCGTCTTGTTTCTCTAACAAGTTCAATAATGACTCTTATAATTAATTTAGGTATGTGATACCATTTAAACTCTAAGTTCATCAACTTTACCTCAACTCCTTAAAATAAAAGCTAGAGTACCAATTGGACTCCAGCTTGTTTAATTAAAAAAATCTTTTATCTACTTCTACCCAACTAGATTGTTCAAAATATTCTTCTACTTCTCTTAAGTCATATTCTGTACTCCTGATCCCGGATTGTCCACCACGCCAACAAATCATAACTTTGTTATTGTTCCAAAATTCAGCTTTATACACAGTTCGACCATCAACAGGGTTTTCTTCATTTACGGCTCCTATTACAAAATATTTTTCCATATTAGTTCACCTTAATAGCTTCAGCAACAATTTCTTTAATTACACTTCCATCAGCCTTACCTTTTAGCATAGGTGATACAATTTTCATAACTGAACCAATATTAACAGGAACTGTATTTATTTTAAGGAACTCAATCGTCCCATCTACAATTGCCTTAACGTCATCTTTAGACATTGGTTTAGGCAAATAAGATGCAATCAAATTTTCACTTTCTAGCAGTTGTGCAATTTTTTCACCATTTTGAACCTTATAGAAAGCATCAAACTCTTCCTTCAGTTCAGATTTAAACTTTTGACCAATTTCAACAATTTCAGAATCAGTAAGATCACGCTTTAGATCTTTAGCCTTGCCTTGAATACGGCTAATAAACATGCGTAGAGTGGAAACTGTATTTTTATCCTTATTTCTCATTGCCTGTTTCATGTCTTCTTGAATTTTGTTCAACATCATTATCTCTCCTCTATATAAAATAGACTGCAATCGTAAACAAAATAGAAATAAATGACAAAGAAGCAAATATAGGAGTTAAATTAAACATTTTTGACTTTACAGGAAATCCACATGAAAGACCTGTCATAAATGATAAGAACAATGATAAAAATGAAAATAAAGAAAACATATTATCATCCTTTCTTTAATATTTAAAACAAAGCGGAAGTGAGGATTCGAACCTCAAACTCTTTCCTCTTATCGGAGGCTTATCTCATAGAGACCCTGGAAGGGGCGTGTTTTACCATTAAACTACTGCCGCAAGATATTAATTCAACTTGTTGTGGTTGCGAACCTTCAATCAGTCATACTAGAAAATATGTCGAGTCGCTACACCCTACCTTTAACAATTTCATGACTGCCAAGTTGAATCAACGTTATAATACATTATATATAATTTTTCTATTTGCGTAAACCATAAATAGAATTATTTTTTGTCCTTAGGAACTACCTCAATAACCTTCTTATATCTTTTAACAACTACTTCGGGTTCCTCTGTTTCTTTTTCTTCATTCATCCATTCGGCGATAACATAGAGTAACCAACTGAGACATAGCAAATGTACAAATCCCATCATTGGTAATCACTCAACCTTTCTTGAAAATTTTGTAAACTCATACCTTTCTTTTTCTTTTTCTTGGTATAAGTGCCATATTCTTTATAAACAGTTTTTAACTCATAGGCCTCTGACGCATAATCAAAAAGACATGAGGCAATTTTTGTTACAGATGTATCATAATACACCGCAAAGTATGCTAACTTCTGCCACCAAATATTTGTCAGTCTTATACCCAAAACAGTTACAGCTTCGTCATTCCTTCTCATAGTTAAGCTTTCTAATCTACTTGAAATTATTTCATGAATTAAAACATCACTTAAATCACCTAAGCACCTTACTATAAACTGTTCACCGACAAACATCATAGAGAGATGATATTCAACACAAGAGAGCCTAAAGTTTTTCTTCCTACTTGAACTTATCCAAATTTTTACTGGAAACTTTTTGTCAACTCTTACCTGCGATATGATGCACCACATCCTCTCATAATACTCATTCTATATGCGCGTGTTTCCATTTCGTTTTATTATATGATTTTTTCATTAAAAATATACTAGGCCATTTCCGATGGTAAACCATGAAGGTGGTATAATGTTCCTTCTGGTACCATGGTCCATTATGGAAACGACCAAAATGGAACTATTTCCCAAATTGGCACCATGTTCCATAATTTATTTACCTGAGTAGTTTACAGTCTTAAATTTTCTATGTATAATGTAACTATAACAGAAAAGTATTTGGTGAGAGTTGGAAGCTGAGTCTTAACACCGTTATCAAATAAAGACCAAGGTTAGCTGAGCCGATGCCGCAGTACCAGTCAGCAGTTGCACAGCAACTTCCACTAGGACAAGTGGGATTTGTAGTTTGTGTGATGTGGTGGGTTTGGAGATCGTTCCCACATTAATAAAAAATGAACGGAGGACCTGAATTTGTAAATTCATTTGAGATTGTATTGGCCGGGGTGGTACAATCAAGAATTTACAAATTACCGGCTAGCTAGTGGTTAGTTATACTTATTTCTAGATACTACCTATACTGTAAAATGAATTGTAACCGTTACCGAACTAATCTGAAAGATTAGTGAGGAACCAAACTGAAAAGTTTGGTGAATGCCAGATAGAGTTTACGTACAATAAAATAAATATTTCATATTAAACCAGCATGGAGGTGAACTTATGGGAATTAATGACAGTGATGCAATAGGTGTGTTAACGGTACTTACTGGTATAGCTACATTTATATTTGGTTTAGGTTTTGTTGTAGGAGCACTCATTTTTTAATGGGTGCTTTCTTTTTTTTAAGAATTTGAGTAACTTGGTTTACAAAGTCTTACATTACTGACATATTATATGTAAGGTAGAAAAGTACCTTACTGAGGAGGTATGAACATGAAAACTAAACTTTGTGATAGCTGTAATTCACCTATTATAAAGGTTAAAAAGGGTACTCGCGTATCCATGGAATGTTCCTACTGTGGTAAGGTTAGCGAAAAGGGTGCAGAAATATCGGACTTTCTTCCAGAATACGCCGGTGATGATGAGTGAGGAAAAAAATTTGCTCATGCGGTAAAATAATACCTGATAATGCTTCTTGTTTATGTAAAAGAGCTAAAAAGCGCGATTATATGAGAGAGTATCAGCGAAACGATAAAGATAATCCTTTGAAAACCACAAAGTGGAAACATTTTAGAAATAATATCTTACGAAGAGATAAATACTTATGTCAAAGATGCTTATTTAAGTATGGAATTGTAAATTCAAAAGATTTACAAGCTCATCACATCAAGTCCAGGAAAAATTATCCTGAACTAGTTTTTGATGTTAAGAATGTTATTTGTCTTTGCAGGACCTGTAACCTTCAATTGGGCACAAAGGATGCTTTAGACTTTGAAGTTCGTAGATAGAAGGTGCTCAAAATGGAAATTACTCATGAAGAAGTATTTGAATATGTTTATAATAATCTTATTAAAAGAGGCCTCGCTCCCTATAAAGACGACGTTGACGAAATTGTCGATGTATTTTTCGATCTTATGGAGGATTTGGGCATAGGTGAATCGGAATAAACAACCTGAGGAGGTTATTTAATGGCTCGACAAAAGAAGCCAGCCTCATTAAAAGCAGGTAAATCTGAAACAAAAGAACAATTAGCAGTTCGTGAAGAAATTGAAAAGCAATTGTTAGGTGGAACCGACAAAATTGCAACTGTTCCATCTCATTTAAATGATTTGGCACAAGTATATTATCAATTTCTTGTTAACGAACTTGAAATTGGTGGTCTTTTGTCAAATTTGGATATACCATTGCTTGAACAAACTGCAGACACACTTAGCAAGATAAGAGAATGTGACTCTGCATTGAATCAACAAGGGCTGGTATTATCAGGAGTGGACAGATACGGACATGATTATGCTAAGGAAAATCCGTATGTAAAGATTAAAATGGGTTACCTCAATCAGTTCAGGAACTTGGCCAACCAATTAGGTTTGTCGCCATCATCTCGTGCTGCATTAGCAAGCAAAAAGATTGATAAACAAGCTGAAGAGGAAGATCCATTGTTAAAGGTCTTGCGCGGAGAATCAATAGATTAAGGGCTGAGGTGATAGGCAATGGATATAAAAACTCACAAAGCCTACCAATATGCTGAAGCCGTCGTTAGTGGTAAAATCGCAACTAGTAAATACGTAAAAAAGCAGTGTCAAAAATTCTTCAAAGACCTTGAAGATCCTGATTGTAAATTCTTTATTGATGAAAAAGACGTAGAGAAGATTACAATGCTAACGAAGTTGATTAATATGGCATCAGGACCTGCTGCAGGTAAACCCGCACATGACGCTTTAGCAGGCTTTCAATGGTTCTTTATAATTAATGCTTTGTGTTGGAAACATAAGACTAATTCGGAAAAAAGACGCTATGAGAAATCTGTATTGCTCATTGCCCGTAAATCAGGAAAATCATTCTTAGTGGGCCTTATCTTTATTATCCTACTATTAATTGAACCACAGTTTTCAGAATTTTACTCTGTTGCTCCTGACCGCGAACTTTCTTCAATTGTTAAAAAAGAGTTAGAGCAAATGATTTCATCGTCTCCTCTAATTTCAAAGCACTTTCAGACTACAAGAGCTGAAACAAGGTGCTTGGCAACAAAGAGTAAGTTTGTACCACTGGCAACATCTGAAAACCGAATGGATGGACGGAAAGCAAACGTATTCGTAGCCGACGAAGTCGGAGCACTAAGAAACAGATATCCAATTGATGCCATGCAATCATCTCAGATGAATATGATTAACCGTACTGGCATACTTATTTCAACAGCATATGAATCTTTAAATAACCCTATGACTGAAGAAATGGAATATTGTGAAAAAGTTCTTGATGGAATTATTGACGATGAGGAAACATTTGCCTTACTTTATAAACCAGATGATAGTAAAGATTGGTTGAGTGATAAATCACTTATCGAAGCAAATCCACTTATTGTTGACGTTCCTGAGAACTATGATTATCTTGTTAAGCAACGTAAAACAGCAATAGAAATGCCTGGTTCTAAAAAGAACTTTTTAACAAAGCATATGAACATATTCGTTGATGGAGACGATTCAGAAGTATATGTCTCAACCGACGATTTAAGAAAGTGTAAAATTGATAGTTTCGATTGGCGTGGCAAAGCCGTATATCTCGGCCTTGACTTGTCGCTTTCAAACGATAATACAGCTGTTAATATGACTCATTATGATTTTGAAACTAAAACATTTTATGCAAAGACTTGGGCGTTTATACCAAATGAAGGTGTAGACAATAAGTCAAAAATTGAAAAAATTGATTATAGAATGATGGCCGAAAATAAATACGCCTTCCTCTGCGGTGATCGGATTATTAGTTATAAGTTCGTTGAGGACTTTATACTTAAACTCGAAGAAGCATATGGTGTAAATATCAAAGGCATTGGCTATGATAAGTATAACGCTGTTTCATCTGTAAATAGATTGGCAGAAGAAGGAAACTATGATGTAATTGAGATTAAGCAACACTCAGGCACATTGCATCCTGCTACAAAACTTCTTAAAGAGTCTATTCTTGAAGAAAAATTTGCGTATGAACAAAACAGACTATACGAAATCAACTTTTCAAACGCTCGTGAAGTTAGGGATACTAACCTTAACAGTTATATAAATAAGAAAAAATCAACAGGTAAAGTCGATATGGTCGCGGCAACAATAAACTCGATAGTACTTTGGATTCAAGAGATTGAAGAAGGTACGAGTGTTTATGATAGAGATAGTCGCGAAGAAGAGGCCTTTATCTTCCTATAAGAGAGGAGGAGAATTGTGGGATTATTTGACCGTTTTAGTTCAAAAAAAGCAAAAGAAGATAGAAGTATAGTGAGTTATTCTGGTGCTACGTCTACTGGAACAATTTTTTCTATGTTTTCAACAGCTACCGCAATTACGGAAGAACAAGCTATGAAAATTCCATCAGTTGTTGCTTGTACAGAGTTAATTAGTGGTTCTATAGCACAATTACCTATCTATCTCTATAGAGAAAACGAACAAGGCGAAGTTGAAAGAGTACCTAACGATAATCGAGTTTTTCTTCTTAATAGTGAACCAAACGATATGTTGAACGGTTTTAACTTTAAAAAGAAAATAATTAAGGACTATTTGTTTTATGGTGTTAGTTACACAAAGAAAGAAATGGATAGGAATAATATATTAGAGCTCCATGCTCTTGATATGAATAATGTTCAGGTAACTAAGTATATCATAGATGGATATAAGTTTGATGCTGATGTAAAGCTAACATATACAGGTGCAGACGATAACCATAAACAAAAAGTATTTAAACCTCACGAACTGATCATGGTAACTCGCGATAGTGAAGATGGATTCACAGGTAGAGGCATACTTAATTCTGGTACAGATTTACTTCAGTTAGCTATAAATGAAATTGAGTATAGTTCAAACGTTCTTAAAAATGGCGCATTGCCTATTGGTGTGATTGAAACTGCTGCTAAACTATCAGAGACTGCAATTAAACGCTTACGCGCAGGTTGGGAAACTCTATATGGTGGTTCGAAGAATGCTGGTAAAACAGTAATTCTTGAAGAAGGTCTTTCATATAAACCAATAAGTTTAAAACCTAATGATATGCAACTAAATGACAGCAAAAAGGTAACTATTGCTGAAATTGCAAGACTATTTAATGTTCCTGAGAGTATGCTAAATGCTGATGCAAACAAATACGCTTCCAATGAACAAAATAATCTACACTTCCTACAATATACACTGGCTCCGATAATTACATCATTAGAGTCAGCTCTTGACAAATCACTCCTTTTGGAAGAAGAAAAGCAAGCAGGATATTATTTCCGCTGCGATGTTAGTGAAATTCTTCGTACAACTGAAAAGGAAAAAATTGAATCAGCCACACTGGGACTGAGTAAAGGAATCTTCTCGATGAATGAAACTCGCTCCAAATTTGACATGCACAAACTCAAAGACGATTACTTTATTTGGTCGTTAGGTAATGTATTGTTTAATCCTGCTACAGGTGAGATTATTGTACCTAACATGCAAGGTAGTGCTGATTTAGATGATCCTATAAGTTCCCAAAATGTGAACAATGTTAAACAGCCAGTAAACAAGGGCAAAGGAGGTGAGTAGATAATGAAAATGGAATTGCGTATGGCTCCTATGAACATTGAGACTACTGAAGATGGTTCCCTAAAAGTTTCAGGTTATGTAAATAAAACTGAACAATGGAGCGAACTGCTTGGTCGAAGAGACAGGTTCAAAGAAAAGATTAGTAAAGGAGCCTTTACTCGAGCAATAGATAAGTCAAATGAAATTCATTTCTTGGCCGAACATGACGGTAATAAAATATTGTCTTCGACAAGAAATAATTCGTTGGAACTGCGAGAAGATGAAGTTGGTTTGTTTATGAGCGCAGAAATTTGTCCAACCTCATGGGGTAAGGATTATTATGAACTTATTAAATCAGGTATACTTAACAATATGTCTTTTGGGTTCAGAGCTGTTAAGGACGCATGGAAAAAAGTTGATGGTTATTTTGAAAGAACTGTTAATGAACTCGAACTATTCGAGGTTTCTGTGGTTCGAGATCCTGCCTACTCACAATCGTCAATATCAGCACGAGGAATTGACCTAGTAGAAGATGAAGTGCCTAGTTCTGAACTAAACCTTAGGACAATTGAAATAAGATCTGATGCAGATATTGAAGCAATTGCTAAAAAATTGTTTGAGATGATTACAAACAATGCTAAAATTGCTGAAGGTCATGAAAAAGACGAAACCGCTGAAGAAAAAACAGAGGAAGTAGTTGAAACAGAAGAAACTGTCGAAGTCAATGAGGAAATCTCTGATACGGAAACTAAGATTGAAGAAGATAGCAAAGAATTAGACGTTGAGGAACCTGTTGAAAAAACAGAAGAAACTGAAATCGTCGAAACTGAAGCTAATACTCAAACTGAGGCTGACAAAATCAGAGACTTTATTAAAAAATATAAAGAAGTATAAACATAGGAGGATTTTTAAATGAATAAAAATCTTAAGGCACTAATCGAAAAACGAAATGCTACTCTTGATCAACTTGATCAATTGGCTAATACTGTTGAAACTGAAGTTCGTGGTTTGACTGCAGATGAAGATGCTCTGGTAGCTCAACTACAGGCTGATGTTGATAGTTTGGATAAGGCTATTAAATTGGCCGAACAACGTACCAAAGAAGGTACTGTTGTAGAAGATAAGGAGGATCGCTCTGTGGAAAAAGATCTGCAATATGAAATTCGCGCGGTCGAACAATTCCTTCGCAAACAAGAAGGCGAAGAAGTTCGTACCGTTACTGCTGGCGCTGCCCCAGGTTCATTGACTGTTCCTGTAAATCTTTCTAATTTGATTGTTGAGAAACTTTTTGAAGTTGCTGCTCTCTTCTCTCGAACTCGTTCATTTACGCCAGTTAATGGTACTCTAGAAGTTCTGCGTGAACAAACCATTGGTACCGCCGGTTTCGTTGGGGAACTGACAAACCTTGCTGCTAATGACTTCACAATGGACAAGGTTCGTCTTACTCAAAAGCGGGCTGGTACCGCCATTGAACTGTCCCAACACATCATCAACGACTCTGGTATTGATGTAGTTGGTTATGCAATTAATCTGTTGGCTCGCCGTTTGGCACTTACCCTGGACCGTAACGTCCTTCAAGGTACTGGTGATGCTAATAACCAATTCGAAGGTATTCTCGGTCATGCAGATATCGGTTCTGTAGTAACTGCTGCAGCTGGTGCTGTTGGTACTGACGACCTGCTCGACCTGTATAACTCTCTGCACCCAGAATATCAAGGTGGAGCCGTGTTCGTTGTTAACCGTTCTACTTTCAGCAAGATTGTTAAGTTGAAAGATGCTAACAACCAGTACTACTTCGTTCGTGATATTACAGCTGCTGGTGCCGGTTATCGTCTGTTTGGTCTGCCTGTACTGATCACTGATGCTATGCCTGATATTGCTGCTGGTGAAACGCCTGTTCTTTTCATCAACTTCAACGAAGCATACGCCACAATGATCAAGAAAGGTCTGAACCTGCAACACATCTTCGGAGATACACAACAAGCACTTCGTGGTTCCCACCTGCTGCTGCTGGACGGTTACTTCGACGGTAAGGTTCTTAACCCAGACGCCGCCAAGTTCCTCGAAATCAAAGCCTAATTTATTAGGTTCACAAAATGCGGATCTGCTCAATTTGAGTGGGTCCGCTATTTTTTTATATAAGGAGGAAGAATATGCTATTTAAAGTTAAACAGAATATGATGTTACACAATTTAGACTTAGAAGTTGGTGAAGTTTACAACTCGAATGATTTTCCTCCAGGCCTTTATGAAAGTTTAAGTTCTGCAGGGATATTGGATGATTCATATAAGGCACTTGCGGAGCTGGTTGGAACTGGTAGTGGGGGTGGGGCTAGTGAAGAACAAATGGCCGAAATTAATCAAAAAATTTATGACCTGCAATTACTCGCAGGTGGAATAAGTTTGGCTCCTTCCACAAGTGAAACAATTACTGTCTCAGGCAGTGTTGTAAGATTAACATCAAACTCTGCTTTCACACGGGCTGTAGTTAGTATTGATAATAATTCAGTAAGGTTCTTTACTACAGGAGCGTCGCCCACAATAACAAGTGGTCATTTAGTAAGTCCAGGAGATATAGTTTTACTTCACGGCACTTCAGAGATTGATAATTTTAAGGCAATAGCTGTTAGTGGTCAAGCATCGTTGCAAGTAACCTATTATGTTGATGCAGACGGATCAATTCCTTCTACCCCTAAGGGCTTTACAATAGTCGAAGGCGATAAAAGTTTAGTTCTTTCCTGGACAGCGAATACTGAATCCGATCTATTGGGTTATAATGTATATCAAAACGGTGTTAAGGTTGCAAATGCAATTACAGGAACCTCTCACACAATAACAGGACTAACAAACGGAACTCAATATAGCGTGCAGGTATCTGCTGTTAATTTACAAAACGCAGAATCACCGAAAACTCCTGCAATAACAGGCACTCCTTATGATGTTAAATTGAAAGTCAATGATACATTTACAAGAGCAGACAATGCAACCTCGATGGGAACATCTGAATCAGGTCAGTCATGGTCGGGTCTTGGTGGAACGTGGGGTATTATTGATGGTCAAGCGTATAATCCAAGTGCGACAAGTAATGGTGCTGTTGTAATTGAATCAGGAGTAAAAGATGGTTCGGTTGAAGCAAATGTATTAATGGTTAGTGCGAACAGTACTTCAGACTTCGCAGGTCTTGTGATTAGAGCTGCAGATGCTGCGAACTTCATAAGTATAAGAGGCGATTCCTTAAGTCGTTTCGTTGTACACAAGAGAATAGCGAACGTATCTACAGTTCTTGGATATGCTTCAAAAACCTATACAGCCGGTCAAGTCCTGAACGTCAAATTAGTATTTAATCAAAAGAATATAGAAGTGTACTTTGATGGCACAAAGAGTACCACTATAACTCTTGATGATTCAGACTATCAAGTGTTCAAAGACAACACCAAGCACGGACTGTATAGTAAATCATTTGCAGGACAACGGTGGGATAACTTCCAAGTTAGATCGCTGTAATAGTGAAAGGAGAGTTTATTAATGCAAATTATAAAAGGCTCGGCATCTTCTACACCAACGCCTTCGCCCACTCCTATTGCTGCTACTAGCAAAAAGATGATAGCTACGGGCGGACATAATAGCATTAATTTATCATCTGACCCAGCAGATAATAACTGTACGTATGTTGTTAGGCATACGTGCAGATCTGCATGTGTTGATGTTCAGTTAATGTGGATTAATTATTATGCAAGTTCGGGCGACAATGTAGGAAGCGATCCCGTAACAATCAAATCAAGTATTGTTTATGAAGGAAGCGTCTATCCTATAAGTTTTAATGGACGAAGATCAGTTGTAATTGATCCGGGGACAACAGTAACCTCGGATAGCATCGGTGTTGAAATGAAAGAAGGAGACATTTTTTATACAAGAACGTTTGTGAGTGTCCCTGAAGGTGGTAAGTTTCCACAAGGCTATGTTACTACACCAGCAAAAGGCGAAGGTAAAACTGCAGGAGATGTTGTAGATTCAGCTACAGGTCATAGCACTAATGTAGATTCAGCATTTAATCCTATCGTTATTATCGGAACTGAAAAAACTCCTAGACCATCTGTACTCCTTATGGGTTCAAGTACTATGGAGGGGGCGGGGGATAGTTTTGATGGTGGTGGATTTGGTGAGCGTGCTTTTTCAGAGTTTGCCTGGACAAATATAAGCCGGGGTGGCGAAAGTGCATATCATAATACTAGTGTAAGGAAGCAATTCCGCGCTCAGACATATAAATATGCAACTCATGCCGTTATTTACTATGGTTCCAACGATATTGGTGGGACTGCAGTACCAACAATCAAAGCTAACTTCCAAGCAATATGGGATGCATTGGCAGCGAGAGGAATTAAAGTCTGGCACTGTACGATTAACCCTAAGCCTAACGTGTCAGAAGGTGTTCAGACAATTAATACTACTGTTGAACAGCGAAGACAAGAAATTAACACTTGGCTAAAAACTTTGCCTGCACCACTTACAGGATGTCTTGATGTTAATGTTCCCGTAGAAGACTCTAGTAACCCAGGACTGTGGAAACCTGAATACTTGGCTGATGGCACTCATACGAACCAAGCTGGCCAAACAGCGATTGCTAACTATATAAAAGCTACTTATATAGATACAGGTTTGTTTAAGTAATATCAGAGCAGGAGAAATTTTATTTTAAGTTTCTCCTGTTTCTTGGTTTACAAAATCTCCTAAAAAGGACATATCATATGTAAGGTAGTTATAGTCGTGTAGCTCAATGGTAGAGCAGAGTGCTGTTAACACTAAGGTTACAGGTTCGAGTCCTGTCGTGACTGCCATACAGGTGTAGAGGAGTTTGGCCGTCCTCGCTTCCCTTGGAAGGAAGAAATCGCAGGTTCAAATCCTGCCACTTGTACCATGGCGCGTTAGTCAAAGGGTTAAGACATCAGACTTTCAATCTGAAATTACGGGTTCGAGTCCCGTACGCGCAATTTTATTTAATTGTAAGGCGAAATGCCATTGGTTCACTTCTCGCTAGTGATTAAATGAGGCACCAACGATAAGGCCGCCCTCAGCCAAACTATGTTAGAGCTGCAGAGATGGCGATCTGTGACGGGCTGTAACCCCGTTGTCCTCAGGACTTAGTGAGTTCGAATCTCACCTCTTTCACCATACTCCTTTAATTCAGTGGTTAGAGCGTCGGTCTTATATACCGGTTGTCCCTGGTTCGAGTCCAGGAAGGAGTACCATATGGGTTTAGTTCAATGGTAGAACAACGGCTTCCAAACCCGTGGACGTGGGTTCGATTCCTACAACCTGTGCCAATAATGAAATCACAATTTTAATTATATAAAACTCCTTTGGAGGTGACGTAATGAAGCTAAAATTTACTCAAAGTGTATATTTAGTTGATTTAGAACGGATAGTTACAGTAGATGAAGAACTCGAATTAAGCGAAGCGAAAGGTAAAAGTTTCGTAAATGCAGGTTATGCGATTGAACTTGTTGAAGAAGTTAAGGTTGAAAAACCAAAACGCACAACCAAAAAGCAGGAAAAAGAAACTGGTGATGAATAATGTTTCCTAAAATAACTGATCTTGATTTAACCTTTGTAAAAGAATATTTAAAGGTCGATTACGAAGATGAAGACATGTTTATTTCAGGTCTTATTGTAGCATCTAAATCTTATATCCAAACGTTATTGGGATACAAAATATCAACAAGGTTTCCCGAACCTGATGATATTCCTGATGAACTGACAATAGCTTGCATTATGATTATTGCACATTGGTTTGACAATAGGCAAATTCAACAATCAGGTACCTTAGGTGATGAAATGGGTCATGCTTTCAGCGCTATTATAAGTGCTCATAAAGAACCTATCAAGGAAGATTGGGAGAATTACAATGCTTAGGGTGAGGAATACCACAAGACGAGATTTTGATAGTTTTGTCAATCACCTTGCCTCGATAGGTCATAATGGATTTGATGCAATGTTAGCAACCATGCATGAAGTGGCAGAAGACGGATTAGAGCACATGCAAAACGAGGCAAGTAAGCGTACAGCTGAACGTACAGGTAGACTATTAGATTCCTTTACGTTAGGTAATAGGTTGTGTGTTTATGATGTTGGTGAGTATGATGTAGTCTTCGGTTCAGCCCTTTATTATGCAGGAATGGTTGATGCAGGCCACGCTATTGTCCCACCTGGATACAGAAAAGATTATAGAAAACAGAAACGGCGCAAACAAGAAAACCAAAGATATGACTATTATGAAGGTGCTCATTTCTTTAACCCTGCTTTTAATAAAGTTGAGAATGACTTTACACGGAAAATGAGTCAAGATCTTGGTTTGGTTGTTAGCAACACTTCGTTTGCAAAAAGACAAGCGAAGCGTAAAAAACGTAGAGGTTCTGTATAGGAAGGGGTGACGACTTTTGGCAGGTAAACGATTTAGTCGATTAAGTATTTTACTTGAAGCACGTGATAGAATGACTCGACCAATGCAAAATGCTAGTAGAGCCTCATCGCAACTTCAAAGAAATATGAACGCCCTGAATGGACAAACAGGCCAAAATTCAAGTGGTTTTAATAGAGTAACCAATTCCGTAAAGAATGCTTATACAGGAATGATAAGATACTCTCAGAGTGTTATAAGAGCTTCTAAAAATTCAGCGTTGGCATATTTAGCTACTCAATCTCTAAAAGGCTCTCTAAAATTAATGACGTTAGTTGTTAATGGAACAAGGATGGCATTTAGGTATTTAGGATCAGCCATTTTAGATGCTGTAAGGAATACAAGGTTGTTTAGAGCAGGTGCGAGAGCCTACGATGTTGTTAAAACGTCAGTTAAAGGCGTGACTGTTGCTATTCTTAATGCTCTTAGAATCACTAAAATGTGGAATGCCACATTAAAGTTCATTAGAACCACTAAAAATGATATAAGAATATTAAATGATATGTTTAAGCAATCTGCATCAAGATTAAAGCAGAATGTTGTAAACACTATTAAAAATACAGCAGCATATAAAGCCATGACTCGAGCTACGCAAGGTTTGCGCAATAAGATAGTATCTGCTCGAATAGCCATGGAATTATTTAAGAACTCCTCAACCTTTGTGGCAAAATTGAAAAATGACGCTGCAACAGCTAAGAGAGGTTTCGAAGTATTAGGTAGAGGAATAAAAAGTTTAATACCTAAATTTGAAACGTTGAGAAGAAACATAGAGAATGCAAACCGAGGTCTCCATCAAACAGGTTCAAGACGTGCCACGTTTAATCAGTTAGCCGATGCTAATGCTAGGTTGAACAGAGAGTTGGCTCGTATGAATCGAAACCTTGACAAAGGCAACAGCAAACTTTCACAAATGAGAAGTTCAATAGGGCATCTTAATGGTATGGGTGCTGCGTTTGGTTTGGCTTATGCCGGACAGGCTGCTTACGGCACCGGTGAAAGAATTGTTGAAGGAACTGTCGGTACGGCTATGGAACAAAACTACAGTCAGGCTTCAGTAGGTATACTGGCAGGAGCAGATAAAGGTGCAGCTTATTGGAAACAAATCCAAGAGTATGCCGCATCAACTGCGTATTCTGCAGAAGACTGGGCCCGTAATATGCGCGGTGCAATTTCAAAGTCCAAGACTGTTAAGGAATTAGAAGTTTATCAAAACGCTTTGGAACAATTGGCAACACTTGACCCTATTCAAGGTCTTGATGGTGCAGCACTCGCAATTCGAGAATTGAACTCAGGTGATATAGTTTCCTTGGTTGAACGTTTCGAGTTACCTCGTCAACAACTTAAGGAAATTAAAGCAATCGCTGACCCTATTAAACAAATTAAAGAACTGATGAAAATAGTTGGTAAAGAAACTGGCTACACACTTGAAAACATTGCTCAAATGAAAGAGCTTCCTTTGATGCAATGGCAAAAGATGACCAACAGCGTGAAAACAATGTTTGGTTATATCGGTTCTGGTGCGCTTGAAAAAATCGCTCCCTTAATGAAAAAGTTTAATATGCTATGGGATTCAGGAAAACTAAAACCATTTATAGATTGGGCAACAAAAGGATTTGCAAATCTTGCAGAGAAGGCAATAAATTTTGCAACTAAACTTGCAAATGGTATTGATATGTCTTCAATAAAAGAAAAGTATAAGCCTTTCTTAGATTTGTTTAACAATATCAAATCGACAATTCAGGAAGCATGGCCTACTATTTCTGCTATACTTGACAATGCAAGAACTATCCTTGGACACGTTGCGGATGAGATAAACACTGCATGGCCAACGGCTAATACGCTACTTCAAGATATGTTAACAGTTGTTAAAGATGTGTCGGGTTGGATTGCTAACAATTGGCCTCAAACAGTTTCAATAATTGGTGGGGTTGCTGCAGCATTTGGAGCGTTCCATGTACTGTCAGCAGTAGCTAGTGGTTTCTCATTAGTTACTAAAGCAATAAAGTTATATCAAGCTGGTACACTATTAGCAACAATTCAAACATGGGCACTCAATACCGCTCTCCTCGCAAATCCTATCGTAGCAGTAATTGCTGCAGTTGTAGGTTTAGTTGCAGCCTGCGTATTATTATATAAGAACTTTGACGTTGTTAAAGAAAAAGTTGATAATATGTGGAAAAAGGTTAAAGAGTGGGGATTGGGAATGAAAAATGCCATGACTGAAGTCTTCTATATAATCAAAATGAAAGTTAATGATACTATTAACTCTATTATTGATAAGATCAACACTATGATTAAGAAGATTAATAACATTCCAGGTGTTAAGATTCCAATTATACCTCAGGTAAAAGAACCTGTAATGCCTGCTTCAATGATTGACGCTACGCTAGGAGTTGAACCAACGGGACCCGTAACACCAAAAAGTAGTGGTGGAACAAGTTGGGGTACTGGGCATCATGGTGGTCTTAACTATGTACCATATGATGGTTATCAAGCAAGATTACACAAGGGTGAAGCGGTACTTACGAATCAAGAAAGAAAAGAACGTGATTCTAAACAACAGGCCGCAGGTGTGATAATAACCGGCAATAACTTTGTTGTACGGAATGATTCTGATATTGATTCAATAGCCGAAGCACTTTTCCAAAAATTATATAAAGCACAAACAGCCACGGGGTGATATTAGATGTCAAGGTACAAACCAGAGAAATTTAATTTTTCAGGCATGAGTGAAAGGATAACTTTCCAAACACTTAATGCCGATGGTACCTATACAGATAATATCACTGTATGGGCTCATATATTGAAAGATGGTTTTACAAGAAGTGAAACTGACAATTTTTTCAAGATTATGATGAGAGAACAGTCAGCATTAAATACATTGTTGAGTATGGGAAATAGAATAAAGTGGAAAAGAATGACTTTTTCTATTTTTTCATGGAAAGATCCATCAGTAGAAGATAGAGGATTCATTGAAGTATTGGTAAAGCAAATACCTTCAACAGAAATTGGTGGGGGCTACCCCGGACCTACTGAGGGTGATTTCTTCAAAGATGTGGTTTCTGTATATAATATGACAACTGTCGAAGAAAGCGATTATGGATTAAAGTCATATAAATATACCTATGATTTCACAACTCCAAATTATATAGGTATAAGATGTAACTTCTCACCTGATAGAAACAGATATTTGGATGATAAGAATGTGGATACAGAACATGATTCACTTATTGTAACCTTTAATATTGATGCTCCTATTAAAACTGAGGATTATATTGTATCTCATGTTCATGGAAAGTTTAAGGTCGATATGGTTGTGAAAACAGATGAAAATACTCTGTTAGCACATGTTCAAAGGAGTGAAGTACAATAATGCTAGAGCAATTTTTAAAGTCAATTATGGCGTACTTCGTATCCAAAGAACCCATGAACGCCTACATCCAAAAAATACCTGTAGATGTTAAGTATCCTTGTTATTTAGTTAACAAATGTGATATTGTAACACAGCCACTCAATTCTTATTATTTCATAAACACAGTAACTTTATATGTTCGAGTTTTTGGAACAGATGAAGTAGAATTAAAAAATAAAGTATTCAATTTAACAAACAGAATTTTCGAGGAGAATCGAAAAATACCAATCTTAAACAAAGATGGTACTCATAATGGACGATTCGTAAGAATAGAAAATATTGAGTCCATTGATATTCCTGTTGACGAAAATGAGATGTATTGTGTCGAGCTAAATTTTAGTTTCGATACTACTCATATTGTCGGTACTCAGGAGTTCGATCTGTTAGGACGCGTATTCTTCAGATTTGAATTAAATTAATTAGGGGGACTACACAATGGCAGTTAAAGTTACAACTGGCGGAGTTTTTACTAAAGCGCCTGGACAAAGACCTGGTTTGTATGTTCGGTTTATAGAACGGGCAATTGCAGCTATTGGTTCTGGTGCAAGATCAAAGGTTGCTACTCTGAAATCAACATTTAGTGGAACGGCTGTTGCTAATAAAGTATACCGAGTAACAAATATGGAACAGGCCACATCACTTTTCGGAGACGGAAACGTAAAAGATATTGCACAAATTTTTACAGGTGGCGCATCTGAAGTAGTTGTTTCAACAGCTGGAACTGGTGGAACTATAAACTGGAGTGCTGCCCTACAGGCTCTTGAAACATATGAGTTTCATGTATATGTAAATCCAGTAGGTGGCGATACAGCTTTGGCTACAGCTTCATTCACTTGGCTGAAAACTTGCAAAACAAACGGAATGAGTTTCATCGGTGTATTTGCTGATAAGGCTTCTGAAGGTACTGTAACTTCGGTTAAGGCTGCAGCTACTGGTTTCGACGATGAATATGCAGTTTTTGTTGGTGGGGGCGTGCTTAAAGCAGACGGTACCAAAGTTGAGGCTGACGAATATGCTTGCTATATTGCAGGTCTGATTGCAGGTACTCCACTTGATGGATCGCTGACATATCTTGACGTTCCATTTGCTGAACCTATCACTCGTTACCGCAGCGTCGATGTTATTGATCTGTTGGCTGCTGGTGTGCTTGTTACAGTAATGGACGGGGACAAACCGCGTATTGAACAGGGTCTTACTCTCGGTGAAGGTACATTCAGTAAGATTCGTACTGTTCGTGCTAAACAAGCCCTGGTGGATGACATTAGCAGAACTGTTAATGATTCCTATATCGGTAAAATCACCAACAATGCAAATGGTCAAGTAGCAGTAATTAATGCTATAAAGGCATACCTTACTACTTTGGCTACAGCGAATGTTATTGACACTGACTTCATTGTTGAACTTGATCCTACTCAACCGTCTGTAGGTTCCGATCTCTACATTCTTGTTGGTGTTAGATTCCTTGATTCTATCGAATATGTCTACATGACAATTTCCAACTAATATAGGAGGTAATATAAATGGCAATAGCACCCCAAACAGTATTCCGCGGAACTGACGCGGAAATCCACATGGAAGGCCAGTGGATTAGTAATGCCTCGTCTGTTGAGGCTACTGTGGAAGTTAACCAAGCTGAAGTAAATGTATTGGGTAACTGGTGGACCGTTTATCGTAACATGGGTCTTTCTGGCTCAGGTTCGATGACAGGCGTTTTTGTAAACACCACTTTGCTCGAGCGTATTGGCACGATTCAAGCAGGGAGAGAATTTAGAACTGAACTTGTTATTTCAAATACTAATCCAGACGTTGATAAGACGTATCGGGTAACTTTGAAAAACGTTACTTTCACTTCTATTCCACTTGCAAACTTTAGCACAGGAGAAATTGCTGAGCAAGAGTTTCCATTCACTTTTAGTGGATATGAAATTAATAGCGTAGTATCATAATAATATGGGAGGGTAAACTGCAAATGTTCCGCAGCACCCTCCCTATTTTTTTATGAGAACTTATGGTAGATAAAATTTATATTTTATATCTAAAAATGGGCCAAAAACGGTTTACAAACTGACTTTTAAAGAACATATATATTATGAAGGTGAATAAAAACCTTAAAAATAGGAGGAAATTAACAATGTCCGAAGTAATTAAAGAAAAAGATATTTTGGCTGCACTGCTTGCCCCTGATAATGATGTAATTGTTGAAGTTCCAATGAAACGTTTCGGTATTAACTTTAAACTTAAGGCTCTGTCTCCCGATGAAATGAGTCGTGTACAGCAACGTGCAACTCGTCTTGTTGGTAAAGGAAAGAAAGTATTTAATGAAGAAATGTTTAACTATCTTACAATTATTGAAGCGTGTATTGTTCCTAATTGGAAAGATGAAAAAGTATTGGAAGCTCTCGGTGTAACCGATCCGATCGATGCAATTAAGAAGCGTCTGTTGTTTGGTGAAGTTGCGTATCTGCTTCAAGAAATCGGTAATTTGAATGGTTTCGACCAATCTGATGAAGAAATTATTGAAGAAGTAAAAAACTAATAAAGCAGGACTTTGAGGCGAGTATGTTACACTACTTACTTCAGGAAAAGTCACTAATGCCCGATGAAATTTACGCAAAACCACGGGGCGTGAAAAACTTCATTTACGCCTCTACACTTCTTCAAATAGAAATGGAAGAGAAAGCAGCTAAAAAGTAAGGAGGTAAATATATGGCAGTTGAAATTTGGTTGAAAAAAGATGAAGATGACAGACTGTTAATTCCTGTAAACCCTCCTACAGTTGGCTCTACCTTAACCAGAAACTATGAAGATATAGTTGTGGCAAGCGGTGACGAAAAAACTGTTATGAGTGGTAAAAACCTCAGAGAATATACGATTGCATCCTTTCTACCGAAGCGAATGACTTATTATAACAAAGCAGCATCTGATTATACAGATCCTATTGTTATTGTAACGAAAATCGAAAAATGGATGAACTCAAAGACAGTCCTGCTACTTCAAGTTACGAACACAGTAATTAACAAACCTGTTACCATAAGATCATTTAAATGGGAAGTAAATCATGTCGGTGATGTTGATTATACTCTGGAATTAAAACAATATGATCCTATTACTTTTAAAGCAATCACTTCGGGTCCTAGTTCAACTGAAACAGTTAAAACTGTAGTTGCTCCAACAAAGACTCGTCCAGCGTCTCAAAAAGTAACATCGGGTGATTACACAGTAAAAACAGGCGATAGTCTTTGGACAATTGCTAAAAAGTTTTATAACGATGGGTCAAAAACGGATAAAATATATCAAGCAAATAAAAAGGTTATAGGTCCTAATCCCAATTTAATTCAGCCCGGTATGAAGTTGGTGATTCCTGAATGATAAGTTTGTTTGTATATTCTTATATCAGTAAAACCCAATATAATTTAACTGATATGTTAAAAGATGTTAGTTGGAGTGGAGATATTAACACCCTGCCCCGAAACATCGACGTACAGTTAATGAACAGTGTTGATAAACAAGGCGATAAGCGCGCAGTTCCTTTTGATGTTGGTGATATGGTAATCTTAAAATATGATGATTCAGAAATATTTAGAGGATTCATATTTAAAAGGTCAATTGATGAAATCGGATCCGAATCTTTTACTGCATATGATGAACTTATTTATGCAGTTAAGAATAGCACATCAACAATTGTTAAGAAAAAGACAGCATCTGCTGTAATTACAGAACAAATGAAGAAATTTGGTATTGAGATAGGTTCGATTGAAAGCACCAAAATAGTAATACCAAAAAAAGTTTTTCAAGGTTCTTCAATAAACGAGATTTGGGAACAATGTCTTGAATATGAAAAATCTAAAACTGGTAAATCCTATCATATTTTTTCCTCTAAGGGAAAAGTGTATATGTGGTCAAGGGAAAAAGCTTCAAAGGCCACAATAAGTATTAACGATATAATTTCAGGAACCCAAGAAGTATCCATTGAGGATTTAAAAACTCAAGTACTTGTAACAAAAGGAAACATAGATCCAACTGCTGAGGATGCAAAAAGTAAAGATTTTGTTCCTTATAAGGAAGTACTTATAGTTGACAAAGAAGGTGTTCAAAGGTATGGACAACTTCAAACAGTTGAAGAAGCAGATGATAAAGACACTTTAGCTTCTATGAAAAATAGAGGTAATACAATTTTAGGTTCATCGAACAAACCTGAAACAACATCTAATATAGACTTTATAGGAAATGTTAACTGTATTACTGGAAGAATTATTGAAGTAACAGATCCTACAATAGGTTTGTCTGGTGTATATTACATTACTTCTGATAATCACACATTTTCAAACGGAGTTCACAAAATGTCACTTCAAATATCAAAAAAATTAGAGTAGGTGAAATAGAATGCCTGAAGGTAATCCTTATACAAACCTCTTAAAGATGATGAAATTGCAAGGTTATAATAAAGACAGTGATATTTCTTTTGGAAAGGTAACTTCTATTTCGCCGCTCAAATTTAAGGTCAATGATTTTGAAATAGAGCCAGGCGATTATATCATTACTGAAAGCCTGATTGAACATAAAAGGGAAGCAGAAATAAGCGTAAAAACAGTTACAGCTACAACTTCCCAAAATAGCAATCACACTCATACTTTAACTCCTTTTGAAATAACTAAAGCAGAAATAACTGTTAAATCTCCTTTAAAGGTTGGAGACTTAGTTTTAATATTAATTGATGGCGATAACTTTTTTGTAATAGATCGGGTGGTGATTAAATAATGCTAAGACCTTTAGTTTTTACAGACGCTGAACTACAAGAGTTTGAAAAAATGAGTGCGGTAAAAGAAAATTTGCCCGGAAAAACATATAGAATTGATTTTGATAGACAAATGATTTTCGCTGAATATGTAGATCAGGCTGATGCATTACGTCAAGCAATCATAAAAATTATTAAAACTCCTCGAGATAGACATCTTATATATACTTCAGATTACGGTTGTGAAATTTACAATATTTTAGGACAAGGTTACTCAATTGAGTATTTAAACTTAGAAGTTCCACGTATGATAGATGAAGCTTTATCAATTGATGATAGAATAGTAGGAACTGATAACTATACTATTGAAAAACAAGGCGATAATCTTTATGTAACATTTAATGTAAATACAACTCTAAATGAAAATTTTACGGTAGGGGTGACAATATAGAATGTATGAAACTCAAACATATGAAGCGATTTTCCAACGAATGTTAAGTAAACTGTCTAATGACATTGATAAGCGTGAAGGTTCTATAGCTTATGATGCTCTCGCTCCCAAAGCTGCAGAACTCGCTATTGCTTATATGGAACTTGATAATATACTTAAATTCGGGTATGTTGATACAACTTATGGCAAATTCCTAGACTCAAAAGTATTGGAAGTAGGTATCATAAGAGACCCAGAAAAAAAAGCAACAGGTACGCTAAAATTTATGGGTGCAAGTGGAACGGTTATTCCTAAAGGAACCGAAGCATATACAGATAGCGGCGTTTCTTTTGTTACGACTGAACCAGGGACGATTGTTGGTGGCGAAGTTATTGTCAATATAGTTGCTGTTAATGCAGGAGTTATTGGTAATGTTGCTATGAACTCAATTATTAATACCGTTATTGAAGACGTTACTTGTACGAATATCGCGGCAACTGCTGGAGGAGAAGATATAGAGACAGATGAATCATTGCTTAAAAAATTCATTAAACAAGTTACAACTCCTAGTACAAGCGGTAATATTTATGATTATTATGATTGGGCTCTAGAAGTAGTAGGTATTGGCGATGCCAGAGTAATTCCAATTTGGAATGGCAATGGAACGGTTAAAGTCGTAGTAATTGGTGATGATAAGAAAGCCGTTACACCATCGAAGGTAGTTGAAGTAAAAGATTATATTGAGACTAAACGACCTGTTGGCGTAAACCTTACAGTTGAATCAGCTGTAAATAAAAGCATTAATATTAACGTCAAGTTGTCATTAAATGGAAAAACACCTGCCGAAATTACACCGATTCTAACGGAAAAGGTCGAAGAATATTTTAGAGATGTTTCATTTATTGATTCTGAAATTAAAATTTCAAGAATAGGTTCTATCTTACTTGAAATTCCAGGTGTAGTCGATTACTCAAACCTAACTTTGAACGCCTCTTCAGGCAATATCGTACTTGCTGATAATGAAGTAGCAACAATAGGAACGGTGACGATAACATGAAGTTAATCGGATCAGATTACGAACGAAAATTAAATACTATTCTTATGGACTATCTCCCGAGGTATTATCAAGATTCAAAAGCTATGATGGAAATAATGAAAATCGACGCAGCAGAATTAGAATCGCTTAATGCTGCTACATTAGACGTTTTTGATCAATTCTTTATAAACAAAGCAACTTGGGGTTTAGACAATTGGGAAAAGATACTGAATATCACACCCTCAGATAGATCATACGCACAAAGGCGATCTGTTATAATTTCAAGGTTGCGTGGTACGGGTGTTGTTACTGCTGCATTGATAAAAAATGTAGCCGAATCATTCCTTAATGGTGAAGTTCAAGTTACTGAAGTTTTTTCAAATTATGAAATATTGGTTAAGTTCATTGGAACTCGCGGTATTCCTGATGATTTGGAAGGATTAAGGAAATCAATAAGAGATATAGTTCCCGCACACCTAGGAATACAGTTTATAATTACTTATTTGGCTTTTATTGAATTAGATAACCAAATATGGAGAGATATAGATTTACTAACGTGGAGTGAATTAGAAACAAAATTCTTTTAACGGAGGAAAATAAATGAGCACTAATAAAACGCCTAACCTTGGTCTTCACTCTTGGGTTGAAACAGACTATGTCAAACGCGCAGAGTTCAATGAGAACTTCGCAGGTATTGATTCAGCGTTTACGCAATTTAAAGTTAGTGGCAATGTTAGAGCAGCAACAACAGCTAATATTGGCTTGTCGGGAAATCAAACTATAGATGGCGTTGCAGTTACTATAGGAAATCGCGTACTTGTTAAAAACCAAACAACTGCATCACAAAACGGTATTTATATTGTAGGCGTTCCCGCTTGGACTAGAGCTGCAGATGCAAACTCATCCATGAAAATTGAGTCAGGTATTTCTGTTTATGTAGAAGAAGGTACTGTAAATGCAAAAAGTGAATGGACGCTTACTAATACTGGCACTATAATTATTGGTAGTACAGGTCTAACATTTGAGCGTACAGGTGGTATGGCTTCCTCTACACTTCCTGGCCTTATTTCCGCCGGAGATCAAGCTAAACTAACAGGTATTGCTGCGGGGGCGGAAGTCAACCAAAATACCTTTACAACTGTTAGGGTTGCAGGACAAGCCGATGTAGTTGCAGATGCAAAAACAGATGTACTTACAGTCGCTGCTGGTAGTGGTATTGCTTTAACTACAGATGCAGCAACTGATACAGTTACAATTGCTACCTCTATTCCTAATGCAAGTACGTCTACTTCAGGCCTAATGTCATCTGCAGATAAAACAGAATTTGACAAAATCAAACAAGGGATGATGAGAGTTGACCTCACACAAACACTAGGACCTGGTACATCAGTTATTACAACAGATAACAATGGCAGTGAGCTAGATGTAACAGTTAACGGGAGAACACTGGTTAACTTGCTGGGCGTGCTAGGTGGAGGGGAGAGCTTAAGTAATTGGATTAACTCGGGCACCGTAACACTAGATACAGCAAAGAAGCGGAGCGGGAATGCTGGATTTAAGTTTATATCATCGAATGGTGGATCTTATTTAACAAAGGATGTTAGTTTAACGCTTGATTCAGAAAAATCATACCTATTAGGAATGTGGGTATATGTAGAATCATTTACACAGGTAAGTGGAGGAGCTGTAAGTCTCACATTGCGAGATTACGGAGCATCTACAATCAGGTATGGTCCATCTACAAATGCTTCGCTAACTGGACAATGGCAATTCATCTATCAAAAAATTCCGAAGAATAATACTTTAGTAGGCTCGGGATTTAGGATAATGGTAGGGCTTGTAGGAACGAGTAATGCAGTAGTATATGGGGACGAAATTCGCCTTTATGAAGTTACAGCTGCTGAGTACGACGCAATTGGTACAACAATTTCCGGGGAAGCTATTGATCAGTATTTCCCTTATGTAGACGGCAAACAGCACGTACAGGGCGTAGCTATTACAAAGCAGGGACGGAATCTGCTGCCGGGAACACCTGATTCTATTGCAAATACCACTGAAACAAAAGTCAATGGTCCATATGATCTTACCATGACGGCGAGTGCAAACTGGAGGTGGAATAGTTTCTTTATAGACGTTATTCCTGGGGAAGTATATACTCTGTCTCTTGTAGGCAATGGAAGCTCAATAGTCTACGAATCAAATTCCCAAAATCAGCAGTTGAATCCTATTCTACAAAATAGTTTGACTTCACCAAGAACCTTTACCGTACCATCAACGATAAGGCGAATAATGGTTGTGCTAACAAACGCATCAGTAGGAACATTCAACTTTTCTAAATGGCAGCTTGAGCTTGGCAGCAGTGCTACACCGTTTACCCCAGCCGAACCGCAGTCCGTTATCCTGCCTGTAACTCTCGGCCAGATCGGAGATATAAAGGACAGTGTATATAGCTCAGGTACAGAGTGGATGTACGCGGAGCGAATTAAGAAGAATGTGGTACTAGATGGGGGAATGGCTTGGAGCTACAACTCAGATTACACAGGTGCAAAAAGTGTAAAGGTAGTAGTAGGAGCAACTTTAGGCCCACGGACGTCAAACTTTAGAGTGATTAAATACGATGGGTCACAGCTAAGAAATGAGATTGTTACCCAAGGTGATCGGGCTTGGTTTGAGACCGATCTGACAACCTTTACAATCTCAATTAATGACACTGATTCGGGTTGGGCTGAAACCATAAATCCTAACAACAACGCTGTAAAGGCCCTCATGAACGGATGGAAAGCCACGGCAAACAACGGCACAACTTACACCTCGTGGACCTCTATCTTGACGGGAAGTGCGCCAGCAACAAATACCGAGGCATGGGTAGCAGCTAATAAAGCGCCGGGCTGGACTGGATGGGCTACACTGGATTATGTGTTGGCTTCATCCGCCACACCTGTCGTACTTCCGAAGGCTGAAGGCAGCATTACACTACACCCGGGCGGCAATCAGGTCAGTGTGGATACGGGGGTTATTCAACGGGAGAAAGTCATCCCGTATAAAAGCCCATCGAATTTTTACAATATCAACTCACCGGATTACCCTGAATCAGCGCTAACGAGAAGGACGGCTAAAATATTGACTGTCTGCAAAGGTGCTGATGCAGACAATAAATGGACATTACAATTACAAAATGCAACTGCTATGAAGGCTTTTGTAACTGCGGCGGACTTTGACACGGAGGCTACGTATTATGTCACCTATATAGCTCTAGACAAATACGCCCTTACCGCTAATGCTATAGAGACAGCCGCATCCTGGCACACAGGTCTGAGCGGTGTGGTCTCTGATCTGGTGCAGACTGCGGCAGAGTTGCGGCAAGAGAATGACCGGCAGGACTTTGCAGATGATTATATCGAAGCTAAGATTGATAATTTAAAAGTTGATTTAACAAACGGAACACTGATTCCTACAACAATGCAAAAGTATAAACTCACAGAGGACACTGGTTTTGGTAAGACAGTGCCATCTACTGACTTTAACGCTATTTTAAGTCCTGGTGAATATATTTTGTCGGGCTCCACAATGACAAACGGTCCTATAACTACACCTTCCGGTTATCTTAGAGTTAGAGCTATTGATGCAACAAATATCATTCAGGAGATAGTTTTAACACCAACGTTTGTATCGTGGGCAAGACGAATGAATGCCGGGACCTGGAATACTTGGACTAAATCATGGAATGAAAATAATGATGGTCCTGGTAGTGGGTTGAATGCAGACACGCTCGATGATCTTCACGCCGATTCAGTTGCAAATGGTAGTACTATTGTCGCGCGGGAAGCCAATGGCGGGATAAATGCAACAGTGGTTAAATATGGAAATGGAAGCACTGCAGTGGGAGCGTTAAACTACAGCGCTGGAGTTGTTACGTTGGAAGCACAATCTGCTAATACAAGCATATTAATTAAGCCAATGGGGTCAGGAACCATTACCCTTGGCAATGAATCGCAGAACACGCTTATTTTAAATCAATCTATGTTTGATTATCGTCTACCAACTGGGGGAACAGGTGGATATGCAAGAGGTTTCTTATTCAAGAATGTAGATGGAAGCACCGGATATGGCGGCACGGGAATATACGGGCAGAGCGCGGCGGGAGTAGCTACGATTGAGAACATGTATATGGCCCATGGAGCTAGTCCTTGGTCAAGTGGATTGGGAATATATATAAAACCTAACGGGACGACAGGAGTAGGAATCGTTTCTCCAGAAGAAAGACTACATGTCCACGGAAACGTACTGATAACCCATTCAACAGCTCCTCAATTAAAGATGCGGGAACAAGATCAAGCTGTTGACGAAAAGAACTGGGCTTTCCTTGTAGACGCAAAAGGATTCAGAGTGAGAGTATTGAACGATGCTGAGACAGCATACAGTGAACCTCTCGTTATTCAACGTGGAACAGGAACTGCTGTAACAGGGATTACTGTTGGTGCACCTTTAACTGTGTCAAGTCTAATTACAAGTTCTACTGCAAAGGTAAATAATTTGCATGTAGACCAACTTGATGGAGCTCATGCAGATAGTGCTGCAACAGCAAGTACTATTCCTATCCGTGATGCAAATAAAAAAATTGCAGAAGTTGCATCAAACCGTGCAGTTGCCAAGGATGTTCAACTTACAACCACTTCAAATACTACTATAGCTACATTTACACCTACAACAAAGGCAATGTGCACTGTAAAAATATATTTAAGATGTGCAGCTGCACGAAATGTAACAATTGTAGTAAACTATGCAGATGGAGATGGTACCCCAGTTGCACAAACTCGAGTAGTATTACCATCTAGTGACATGGCAATAGGATCATACGACTTTATTCCAGTAACACTACTTAGTAATGCTAATACTGCAATCAGTGTAGTTGCATCAACTACAACAGCAAGTAACGTATTTGTATCTGCTGTAATTACAGAGGAGGGCTAAAATGAGTTTATATCTACCAGGAACTGCAGACCCAGCTGATGTATTGGCTGGGAAACGCTTTAGTTCAAAAAGTAAATACAATGAACCAGGAACAATGGTAAATAATGGTGCAGGTGGAACAGTAACTCCATCTGCATCTGCTCAAACTAAACCTGCAGGTTACTATTCTTCAGCTATTACTGTAGCTGCTGTACCAGTTCCAGCAGCTAACGTTCTTTCAGGAACTACAATTGCAGGGACAGCTGGTACAATGCCTGATAATCGCGGTGTGGCTAAGGACGCTGTAGGAACGACGCTTTATGCTGATGGAAATCTATTTTTAAACACACCGGAAGGATACTACAATCCAACATCGTCTATCCGTTCTTATGAGGCTAATCTTGCTAATACGGCTAACTGGCGAGCTGATAGAGCTATTTTCGGGCGTGCCGGCACCCTACCTATTATTTCTGCGGCTGATGATGTAGCTCAAGGCGTGGCAATATGGCCAAACAGAGATTTAGCAGTCTATCCTAGAGAAGGGTACCGAAAGGGTGGTGCGGGAGCGGGAGAAATTAAGGTAACAAGTGCTCAGATGCAGTCCGTTGAGGGTAATTTAAGGTCACATAATATACGGAATGGTGTTAATATATTCGGTGTAGTTGGCTCAATGATTGAAGGAAAACGAACGGACTTTGGGTGGATTAGAGTTGATAACTACGGCGTCCAATCAGGATGGGTGGTTCTTGCTTGGAGACCAAGAATTATTGTTATATTAAAAGCAAATAATGAAAGTCCGTATACTACAGCTGTTCTAATTGAAGATTATGGAGTAAACTTTTCAACATATTTTAATCCGCCCATATTGAATGCAATTGTAAGAGATGCGGGAAATGGTTTTGCCATCGCAGGAAATGCGATGGGGCCGGGGGACTACAGATACTTCGCGTCAGAATAACACCACAGATTAAACATTTATAGACCCTGGGCTATTTTATCTAGGGTCTTCCTAAATAGGAGTGATACGATGGAACAGGGCATAATGGACATGCTTTTCAATAGAGAGACAGTATTCTTCGCCTTATTCTTGTACTTATTTTATACGCAACTACAAGAAAAGAAAGAGCAGAACACTTTCCTTTTAAAACAACAAGGGATATTAAGTGACCTCACAAACTCTTTTGAAAAGATGGCTCAGAACCAAGAAAAACTAACTGAGCGCATTGAAAGAATAGAAATAACGCTTGATAAAAATGGGGAGGGTTCAAAAAATGAGTAAATTTAAAAATTATGGTCTTTGGGTTGCCGTCGCTGCATTTATTGGTTTGATTCTTCAAGACGCAGGTGTGATTGTTACTCCTGAAAAGTTTCAAGGTTATGTTGATATTATCCTTAACATTCTTGTACTTGCAGGTATCATTAGCAATCCATCAGTAGGAAAAGGTTTTACAGATAAAAAGTAAATACAATGAGGCTGGAACTATAGTGGTTTCAGTCTCTCCTAAGGGGAGAAAACAATGAGATACGATAAAAGAAACCGTGCAACTCTTGACGAACTTGCTCCTAATACCCGTGCAGCTGCACTTAAATGGTACGAATACTGTGTAAAGAATAATGTTGAAATATTAATAACTGACGGTATACGAACCATTGAAGAACAGAAAGCAAATGTTGCCCGGGGCGCATCTAAAACAATGAAGTCTTATCACTTGGTCGGTCAAGCATTTGACTTTGTACCGCTAGACTCAAAAGGTAATCCTATGTGGGTTGTCGCAAAGTACTCTACAGATCCTTGGTTTGGTGCAGTTAAATATGCAATTGAACTAGGATTTGAGTGGGGTGGAGCGTGGAAATCGTTTATTGATGCGCCTCATATGCAGTTTAACTACAAAGGTTACGGCACTGACAAAGTATTGGATAAAGCTCCAACTGAAACTAAATACGATTCGGGAGTGAAAGGTTATATGATCAAACAGGGTGACGCTGAACAAGTGATCAAGATTCTTAGTGACTATTGGTTCCGCATGCAAGGTAATAAACCTGTCCAAGATTACACTCACTACCTTGCCAATGAGATCCGTAAGGCTGCAGGTATTGAAGTAAAATAAAAATAGAGAGGAGGGTTATCCCTCCTTTATAGGAGGATTATTATGTCAAAAAGACTAAGGGTTTTCAATGAAGAAACATGGGCAAAAGTACACGAAGATAATAAACAAATACTTGAAGATTATGTACTCGAATTACAATCAAAAAAGAAAAGCTCTGGAACAATTTATCAATATTCTGCAGATATTAAAATGTTTTTATGTTGGGTTCATGACAATTTGAAAAATGCGCCTATTTTAGAGTTAAAGAAACGTGACTTCCGAAGATTCTTTCTATTCCTTCAAGAAAAGTCTCCCGCGCGAATTAATAGAGTTCAATGCTCAATAAGAAACCTACTAGAATTTTGCACACAGGATGACGATTTATATGAAGAATATGAAATAAATATAATGAGATCAGTTAAAGGTTTGGAAAAGGAAAAAGTAAGAGAAATACACTTTTTGTCAAATGATCAAATTGAACTAATTATTAATGACCTTTTAGCAAAAAAACAATATCAACGCGCCTTATATCTAGCCTTATCATATGAAAGCGCGGGACGTAGAGCTGAACTTCATCAAGTTTTAAAGACTAATTTCTTAAATGACAACAAGACAAATATTGTAACAGGTAAGCGTGGTAAAAAGTTTGCGCTTAGATACTTTGGCAAATCAAAAGAAATTGCTGAATTATATTTCACTCAACGTGGCGAAGATGATGTTGAATCTCTTTGGGTTGTTGGTGAACCTGGTGAAAGAAAAGCAGCTTCATATGAAACTCTATACAATTGGACGATGGGATTCAGAAAGATTTTGTTCGATTTAACTGAGGAAAATATTGATTTCAACCCCCACTCTCTCCGACACTCTTCATTGGAAAATTATGCACAAGGGACACATTATGTTCTAAGGGAGATGGGCAAAGATAAATTAGATATTAAAGTATTGAAAGTATTAGCGAATCACTCAGATATTTCCACCACGGAATCATATCTTAAAGATAGAGACCAAGAGATTCTTAATGAGGCGTTCGGTATTTAAGGATGCCTCAATTTATATAATCCGAGGAGGAATTGTTTAATGAGTGACACAAAAGTATTATGGGATTTATTGAACAAAGCATCGAGAATGGTTACAGATCAGACCTGGCGAGATGAATTTAATGCATTGATTAGAGCTCCTATTAATCCACTTGCTGGTGCAAAAACAAGAGCAGTATTGGATTTGTTTTACAGCTATCGAGGCAATCGAATTGTAACAGGACAACATGAATATATTGAAACTCCTTATCAATATACAAATCACTTACGTGATAGAGTAGCCCTACAACCGTTGATAAAGGGTTTTGAGATTGGTCATTTTTCAGGACAGTCTGCAGCAACTATTCATGCTCAACGCTCTGAAGTTGCAAATGCTGCTAATAACTGGATAAAAAACGAAAAAGGTATTGCTACGATTACCTATCATCCAGCTTATCCAGGATCCGCACCTACATGGGCAAACGTTCAGCGAAATACAACACAAGCAGAATTTGACCAAATTGTTACACCTGGAACTACATTACACACAGCTCTAATCGCAGAACTTGATCTTGTCGCAACTTATTTGATTCGTATGAGAGACAATGGAACCCCTATTCTTTGGCGACCTTATCATGAAATGAATGGTGGTTGGTTTTGGTGGGGCAATAAGAATAACTTTGCACAGCTATGGGAAATTATGTATGATCGCTTTGTCAATTTTCATGGATTGCATAATCTGCTATGGGTATGGTCACCAAATGCAGAAAACCAATGGACAACTCCTATGAAGAATTATTACCCAGGTCATTGGAGAGTAGATATTCTTGCTCAAGATATTTACAATTGGGATTTTAAACAAGAATATTATGATTCAATTCAAGATCTTGCTCAAGGTAAACTTACATTTATCGGCGAATGTGGCGAAATGCCTAATATTGACATCTTGCAATCTACACAACCGCTTTATACTGCGTTCATGACTTGGGGTAAAATGCTTTGGGAAAATAATACAGAAGATAAAGTCAGAACTGTATATAATCATCAATTCACTAGGAAGCTTGTTGATCCTGTTGTAGTTATTCCTGACCCAATTGGTGATGGACTGAACGGCAAATATTACAGCGGACGCAACTTTGAAACTCTTATATTTGAGCGTATTGACCCAACAATTAATTTTGATTGGACTGGCGGGCGAGTTAATTCATCTATGCCAACTGATAACTTCTCAATTCGTTGGACGGGTTATTTGATGCCAAAATCGACTGAAACATATACAATCTTTACTCAATCTGATGATGGGGCGAGAGTATATATTGACGGAGTGCTTGTAACAAACAAATGGGTTAATGGCTCTGCAACGGCCCAAGGCAATATTAATTTGGTTAAGGGCCAAAAATATGAAATAGTTGTAGAGTATTATGATTCTGAATCAAATGCTAAAATCAACGTTTCATGGCAGACTCCTACAATTGCAAAAGAGATTATTCCTCAAGAAAAACTGTTTACTGTGTAAAATAAAACAAGAGAGGGGAAGCTTCCCTCTCTCATTTCAACCTTAGTGGAGTTGCTGATTTGGTTCAGGAACAATAGGTGCATTAGCATAAGACTCAGCGCTTGTCCGAGAAATTTCTTCCTGCATGTCCTGTACATACGAATTTAAATCAAGATTGGATTGGGAAGGATCTTGCTGTGCCAAGTACTTTTCACCCATCTCGATCAAACGTTTCGTCATTGTACCGCCTATCAAACCGTGAAGCCGAGCTGGTAGAGCGCCTTTGTCGATTTTATCATAATTCTGTACTCCTAGTTCAGCAGCAATTTCATTCTTGAACTTCGAAAGAAATTGATCAGCACCGGGCACTACGAGACTATTACGATTTCCTCTTCCTTTGGCCATTCTTACCACTCCCTTAGGTTTTTGGTAACAATCTATACCTAAAGGTGGCGCGAACAATCCACCACTAGGTCGATTGTTACATTTATATTATTGACAAATGAATGCTCTTGTATACACTATTTTGAAACCAATTCATGATTATGCCGTGAGTTTTTCAAATTTACTACCCTTCTTTTTATATATGGTAACTATTGCTGATTCCTTAGTAATTATTATCCATTTCCCCGAAGTCCAAATTTCTGCCATCTTATCTCTTTTTTCATAACAAACAAAGGTTGCCTTTTCCATCATTTTAAGTATTTCTTCCATTGCTTCGTTGTAAGTGTTTATAAACTTGTTTCTTTCCACGAATTGCTTTACTACGTGATAGCTACATCCCCAAACCTTACCTATCTTCTTCTCACAAATCATTCCCATGTCATTCTATCCTCCATTTGTATTAGTTTATAATTAATTATATCATATTTACATTTATTTGTATATAGAAAAAAAGAGGAGATTAGAATCTCCCCAATTTGTTAATAGTTAAAGACCTTGATTACGTTTTGAAATATAAGCGGCTGTCCATGAGGAACAACTAAAATTCCTCGATGAAATTCACTTTGATAAACGTCAACCTTAAACCCAAATTCGAAGAATAATTCGGCCTGAAGTTGTTTTAATTGTTCATCGTTCATTCCTTCAATCCTTTCAAGTTAACATCCCAGGTTTCTCCGTTGTTGTCAATATATTGAATTTGAACATATTTAAGTGTATGACAGTATCCATCCCAACCATTATATGGAATATCTAAATCATGTTCATTGTAGTAATTAGGGAGCTGATATGATAACCCATAATTATTTTGTAAATCTACCAAAGCATCTGCGATAGTTTCTTCAAATTCTTCTTTTGAATATGTGTTTTCAGTTGTAATATAATCTGCGTCATTTGAGTCAGCGACAATAGTTACAATAAATTTATCTCTTTGTTTACTTTCAGGTTTTGTTAAAGTATATTTTTCCATTTTAATGTCTCCTTATATAGTTTTTTTGGGAGGTGGCAACAGACGTGAAATCGAAGGTTTGTATTTATTATAAGAGAATAGAGGACAAGTTTTAGTGTCAGTTAATTCCATTCTTCCTCTATTACAATAGATAGTCTTTTTATAATTTATTACTTTCTTATCTGAAGTTAAAGTGGGAGCAAGTTGATGCATTGTACAATGAACACAATTAAGACATGTTTTTTCCTTTTTCTTAAACCATTTCATCAAAATCTCTCCTTAATTAAAATCGACATTTTATTGCTAAAATTGCTCCCTATATCTTACTTTCATAGCATGATTAGGGAGCAAAATGATGATTATCAAGCTAAATTATTGTCCTCTAAGATATTGCACGTACCATTATATAGATCAAGTGGTACATCTGTTTTTGAATATCCACTTCCACTAATAGTTTCTGCTAGTTCTTTAATATTTTTATTAGAAGATTTTCTAAGAGAATCAATAACAATATCTGTATATGATTTTGCAAAAATTTCATTAATTACCATTACTTCTGCTAAGGACAATTCAACGGAAATAAAAACCTCATGAGGATTAAGGGGCGTCTTATCTTTTTTAATATACTTCATAATTATTCATCCTTTCCTAATACAAGTTTAATTTCATCGGAGGTATAAAATTTTTGTTTGTGAGCTATACTTGAAGCAAGTTTACTAATTGTGTCATATGTTAAACTTAGATTTGAAGTTTTGAGATTTACAGCAGCATACTGACCAAAAGCAATTTTAACAATAAGATAAGGATCACCTGAAGATTCACCTATAATAACACATCCAACACCCAATATATCTTTATTTTTCTTTTCTTTAATTTTAATTTGCATTGTTAATTCCTCCTATTCTGATGCTTTGAAATTATATAAAGGTTTGATAATATCAACAATATCTACTGATTCTCCAACATTATCAAGAATTTCCTCAATGGGTTTATAAGCAAATGGTGATTCATCAAGGGTACTTTGATTAACAGATGTTGTCCAAATATCTTTCATTGTATCTTTAAATTCATCAAGATTAACAAGTTCCTTTGCTTTTGATCTACTCATCAGACGTCCTGCGCCGTGAGGTCCCGAAAAATTCCAATCAGCATTCCCTTTACCTCGTGCGATAATTGAACCATCTCTCATATTAATTGGGATGATTACAATTTCTCCACTTTGAGCAGAGATCGCGCCTTTTCGCAAAATCATGTTTTCCATATCAATGTAATTATGGATTGTTGTGAAGCCACCGATTTCTGTCCAACCCATACCACTGATAATCTCTGCCATCATTGCTTTTCTACTAACTTCAGCATATTTTTGAGCAATTTTCATATCATGCATATAGTCTTCGAAACCTTTACCTTGAAGATATGCAAAATCCTTATTTACTTTTCCTGATTTAACACTTTTAAGCATTGTTTCAATTTCAGAATGTCTTCCTTCTTTTTGTAACTTTTTAATTAGTTCATCTTTTTCGTGTTTTACACTTGTGAGTTCATCATAGGCTCGTTTTTGATAATATTCAGCAATCTGTTTTCCAAGATTACGTGAGCCTGAGTGAATTACAACTGAAATGTAACCAGAGGATGTTTCATTTACCTCAATGAAGTGATTTCCTCCACCCAATGTACCGATACTGAGTTGTGCTCGATCAAAGTTAAATGGGGCTCGAACATCTTTCAGATTGGTAATTTGTTTGGCATAATGATGAATACTTCCTCTGATATTGAAACCACTCGGAACTTGTTTGCGAATTACTTGGTCAAGTTTATCGAAGTTAATTTCATCCTTTTTAACTTCAAAGAATGAAACCTCCATTCCACACCCAATGTCCACGCCAACAAGATTAGGAACAATCTTGTCAGTGATAGTCATTGTAGTACCAATTGTGCATCCTGCACCAGCGTGAGTATCAGGCATGATGCGGATTTTAGAGTCCTTTACAAACTCCTGATTACAAAGTGAAATAATTTGACCCAGAGCGGTTTGTTCTACGTTGTCTGTAAAAATTTTTGCACTGTTGTATTTTCCATTTACTTCAATCATTATTGTTCCTCCCCGGTTGGTCGACCAAAGATTTGGTAAAATTCTTCGAGTGTCATAATATCATCTTCTTGAAAATTTTCGCCTTCTAGCAGTGTTGTTTGTCTGTATGGCGGATAGTAAATTTCCTGATAATCATATAAAACATTAGGGTCACTTTCTTTAATGATCTTAATTGTTTTTTCTACTGTTTCGTCCAGATAATTTAAATTAATATATTCATATCTTGTATGTTCGTTGAAATATCCAATTGAAAGATTTACCGCGGCAAGATCCCAAATTGGAGCAAGAATAGATATATCAGAGAATGAACCGTAATTAAGTTCAAATCCAAAATCCAAGATGTGTTGCTGAAAATCCTCATTGCCGCAATCATAGAAAACTGCATCCTTATTTCCGCGTCGGTCGAACTCAATCATGAAGTTAACATTTGGAATATCAAGACCATATGCAGCAACCCTGGCTCCAACACCACCAACCTCTTCGTCGTGTAAGAAAATGACATGAGGTTTACAATGTTCAAGGACCTTAAGGATACCGTAAACCCCAGCTCGATCATCTCCTCCAATTCCTTGAGGCGACCACATAACCCGATGTTCAGCATCAAAGAATATTTCTGTAGGTATTTCACGGTGAACAGTATCGAGATGTGCTACCAGGAGTACGGGAATGTCTCCTGGAGCGTAGATATAACGATTCTGTGGATGAGCCAAATCTCTTGAAATTTCTTCCTGTGGTTCATATCCTTTTTTAATAAGATAATCATAAAGGTATTCGTGAAGCTGACCTTGTGTTAATTTAATAATATCATAAAGTACTTTTTCCATTTTTAAATTCCTCCTAATTGGTGTTAGCAACCGCAAGTTGATGTTTCATTCGATGTTCTAACAGGGTCACCGCAATGTAAGCAAGGTACTTCACCTACGCAAATTTTAATAACATGGCTGTCACGATCTTTCAGTTTCTTGTGTCTTACATAGGAAAAGTTATTTGAGTATTTTAGGTCAACATATGCAAGTGTTCCATTGCTTTTAAACGCATTATCAGGCATATAGCTTGAGATATAGTAACTATTCTCAATTTCCAAATAATTTGAAATTGTTTCTTCAATTAAATTTCTTACGACAGTTTCTGTGTCCTTGCTTTTTGATGGATAATGTTTTCCAAATATCATAGAGCAGCTATCTTTATCTACAAAAACAAATTGTCTCCATGATTTTGAATTGCCCTTCCATTTAAAACCTGATTCGTCATAGTCATACAACTTATTATTTTCTTTAAAGGCTACAAGTGTGGACTCGTCAATCATATAGTCAAGATTTCCTGTACTGTATTCCCCGCCGGCAATTGAATGGCAACTTCTCCAACCATGTCTGTTATATGACGCTGTAAGATAATCATAAGGCTCGATGGAAATTTTAATGGAACCTTTAATTGTTCTGTATTGAAGAACCTTTGAAAGTTCAATATCAAATTCAGGATCCTCGAGGTAAGCAGAAATGATTTTTGATACTTTCATTCCTCTTTCATATTTTGGAGCATATTTCATCAAAACTTCATCATATCCCCTTGCGGCATTCTTAATATATTCTTCACTGTTAAATCTATGGATTACAGTTGCATATTTTTTATATTTTTTGGTGAGTTCATCAATCATAGCGCCCATATCAACAGAATCAATGTCCATATCAATTTCTTTGTTAATTGATAATTTTCTACCAAATAGGAGGAAAAAGTCAACTTTAGCTTCAGCCCATTTTTCAAGGTAAAGTTTAATGATTTCTGTTTTAGGAAATACTTTATCATCATAGGTAGCAGCGACAGCCATAACAGATCGAAATTGTTTCATGTCAACCATTGAAATCATTTCTCTTTTGGCTGTTTCCCTTACTTCGTCGTTAGTTATTTTAATACTTATTTCACGAAGTGATTCATCATCAAAAACAAATTCCGGCTCTGTTTCAATTTTCTTCGCACCTTCCTTAAATTTTACCATATCAAGACTCCATGAGAATCCAAATTCTCTCCATATCATAGATTGACCTTCTTTAATACGATCCATTGCCTCTGAGTTGACTAATAATTCCTTTCCCGCAAATGCTCCCATGGCGCCTTCAGCCCAACCGCATCTTACACTGTGAAAATAAGGACCAAATTCTTCAACTATTTCTTCTTCTCTTCTTATTACAACAACATCACCAACAGTAATACCACGAAGATGTTCAGGAATAAATTTATTAGAATTTACAGATTGAATCATTTTAAATTACCTCCATTTTATGTTTTAGTTAATTGATTCCCAACCGATTACTTTCCCGCCAACAATCTTTAAATACATGCCATCATTATCATTTCCTTGACTTCCAACAAGCGTTTTAGTAGGTGGTTTGTTAGGTGGAAGTGAACTTGAAACTTGTGTCCTAACTTCATATCCATCGGCACTACCAACAAACCTTTTAAACAATTCTGAAACCATTTTAATTTCCTCCTTTATTTCTAACAAGTTACAAATCCAGCATCTGTTAGTATTTTTGCCATTTTATGTTTGAATTTAATAACTTTTTTGTTCGCACCCTGTCTTGAAATGCCAAGTTCATCACCTAAATCACGAACAGAATAATCTGTTTTGTCCATGAATAGTCGCAGAATTTTTTTTTCTACGGGGTCTATATTTTTTTCTAAATTTTCTATAAAATCACGAAATGCAAGAGAGGAAATGTCTACATCCTCTTCGCCGATAACTGATTCAATACTCATCTCATCCTCATCGGACGCAGATTGGTTTAGGCTTATGAATCCTGCCTCATTATTACGCTTTTTTGCATACATTTTAAAAGTTGATCTGTGAATGGCACCTTGAAGATAAAAGACAAGATATGTTGAAAAAGCATTAGTTCCATCATACCTTTCGTAGGCAATCCATGTTTGAAGCTTCAATTCCTGTAATACTTCCTCATGATCGGGTTTATTAAAGTCACTTTTATTACATGCTGTCCATGCAAATTTTTCTATCATTGGTGTAAATTGTTTGAGTACCTCCTCATATGTCATTTCGACGGGTCCACGATCTGAAAGAATAATAGTTTTTGTCATTATTTTCACTCCTTTGGTTTTTCTACGGTGTTTTTTAAAAAATCGTCACTACAATTTTATTATATCATAGTGACGATTGCCTTGTCAATAGGAATTTTTAATCATATGATACATCGGTTTTGTCCCAACGGATACGAACAAAATTAGCATGGCGAATACCTACTGTTCCATTTTTATTATTAGATTCCTGAAATAATTCTACTTCAATAATCTTTCCAATCCATTTATCCCGGTCTTCCCAAAATTTAATGCGTTCAGTATTGGAATATCCGCCACCGATTCTTGCAGGATATCCTTTATAATCAACAATAAAGGCACCTAACTTACCAGGATGTTTATGTTCAACATAACCTGTAATTTTAAGGTCGGCTGTATAAAACTTTTTAACTTTCATAAGTCCTACATGACGATCTGCAATATATTTAGAGTTCATATCATTAAGCATGAGCCCTTCGTATCCTTGCTCTTCAACGATTTTTACATATTCAGCAACTTTTGAATGATCTTCACCTACGTAATAAATTGGGACCATTTGAATCAGATTAAGGTTTTTTGATTCACAATACGTCATAAGTTCATACATTTTCGACAGACGATAATCATAAATAAGTTTAGATTCACCTTGCTCGAACTCATCTAAAGGTAATAGATCAAAAAGTACGAATATAATATCTTTCTTTTCGCCTTTTGATTTGAGAATTGAACCTGTTTTGCGGAAGCGATCATCTGACCTCATTGTTTCGTCAATATATAGAAGCTCGCCGTCATAAACATAATTTCTAGGAAGTTGATTTAATTGAGCCTCAAGTTCCAACAAACCTTCAAATTTCATACCTGACTTTGAGAGGATTTCAAGGAAGTCTTCATGACTCTTGATTGTTGCTCGATACCCATCAATCTTGAGGTTAATGCAGTAACTGCCTTTTGTGAACTTTTCCTTATCATCCTCATACTTTTTAGCAAGTTGGATGTTGTGTTCAGGTATAAAGCCTGCGCCAATTGCCTTGTTGAAAGATGATGATGTTGCACCAATCTGCATATCCTGTGTAAATACTTCTTTCAGAAACTGATGAGTTTCATGAGGTTGTCCAAGAATCCATGACTGAACACTTTTAACAACTGTATCAGATCCACTGTTATGTTGCCTAACAAGATTAAACATATGAAATAAAGTGTTATTAGGATTGTAATAAGGTGTAGCACCTAGCTCCTTCTCTATTTTCTTTTTAGCAATACCTGTTGTAAAGAAGGGACTAAATACAAAATGAGCAACTTCTTTAAACAATTCGTCGTCTTTATATTTTTTAATAACTTCAATTTTTTCTTTACCTTTGGCAAGACGAATTTCCTCGAATTGATTTTTAAGTTTTACAACTTCACTCATTAATCATACCTCCATTATCTTAGGAATGAACTTATGAAAACATATTTTGCAGGGCGGCCGTATTTCTTTGAAAGTTCTTTTGATTTATGATTTACCGCCATTATGTATGGCTTAATCTGTGCGTGTGCCTCCTCGCGAGTAATCTCGTTTCGTTTATAGAGGAGTCGAGCTGCTTCAGCACGTTCCTTTAATACGCGGATATCCTGATTCATGTTCTACACCTCCATTTGTTTATAATTCATTTTAACATATTTTTCATTCGATGTAAATAGAATTTTTACCACCAATTTTTACCGTGTACGATAGCCACGCCAACAGTAAGAAATATAAAACTAATTCCTAGACCTATCGCAGCTTGAGGATTAAAATTACCTACTGTAATAACTAAAAAGACGATTGTTAAAGCGAAAAAAGCTAACATGAACATTACAGATATAACTTGAAAGAATTTATTCCAATTCATTATATCACCTCCATCAATAATTTTATTTTATCATAGAATTTTTCATTTGTATATAGAAAAATAAAAAAGAAACCCGAAGGTTTCTCATTTATCAAGTATATATACAGTAGCTCCATAAGTTCTACCCAATTGCTTAAGACTACTTGTTGAGTCCTTTTTATAAACATCAATAATCTTTCCCTTTACTTTGCTACCCGTATCATCAGCTCGTCTTGTGATTTCTTTACCATCAGGAAATACAATGCGAACCCAAGTTCCAAGTGGGATAACTTTAGGATCTACTGAAATTGTTGTCCCATCAACAGTCTCCCTTCCGCTTTTTGTTGTACCTGTATCATTATACCAAGTTATTTCAAAACCCGTTAGTTTTTTTAATTCTTTTTGTTTTTTAAGCTGTGCGATCTCATTTTCGAGTTCACGTATACGGATTTTGGATTGATCTAATTTGTCTAATACCAAATAGTTATAAGAAATGAGTTTACTTTGATAGTTAACCAATTCCTTATTTTTTAGTGTTAGTCCATTATTAATCAATCTTTCTTCTTTTACGTTTTGCTCCAAAACTTGAACCTTTGACTCAAGTCCCGGAGCTTCAGCGGCTTGAGAATATAACGTACCTCCACCATATACCATAAGTGCTGATATAGTAAAAGCAATTACATTAGTTGCCACCTTAGCTCCCTTATTCATAAACTCACTTCTTTCTAGGTTTTATTTTGTTGCAATTATTATAATCTAGATTAATATCACCTGTCAACCTATTTTCGAGGGCTCCCTTAAATATTGAACATTTTTCATGATTTTTAGAACAGTTAATACAGTTTTTAAATTTAAATACTTCAAGTTCCCTTTCGCTATCAAAAATGCCCACATAATTAGATTCATATATGATAAGTTCAATTTTTGGATCTTTGGAATCTATATAAATTCTTTTTGTCCTTTCTATAACTTTACTATCATCATGGTAAATCCCTGCAGATTTTAAAACATCTAATGGTAACTTATAATGATTGTTAGAGTCCATACCATGCCTAGGAAAATAAAAAGTACATTCAACTATTATATATTTCTCAGGAGTTGGTTTAACCCATGCTTGTTCTCTCGCAGCTTCTTCCGATATTTTTAGAAAGATATTTTCAAATATAAGAGAGGCTTCTGATTTATATGCTTGAACAAATCGTCTTTTATTTTTAGTCTGAACCCTATAATTTAAATAGTTATTAACTGATGGTGGAATAGGACCGACTATTTTAAGTTGTTTCATAGTTTTTTACCTCATATCTTTTATTAATTAAAGTCCCCTTATCTAAATGATTGTTTAATGTTCTTATAGTTGTCCCTATAAAATCTTTTGCTTCATCTCTACTATTAAAGATTTGTGAAGTACTATTTAAATTATCAACCACAAGAGTTAATTTTTTTGCTTTTTTACTTCTTTTTTCTTTTGACTCTTTTGAATGTTTTCTACCTTTCATAGTTTCAGATTGATTTAATTGCCATTTGATGCCTTGTTCAAAACAAGCTTCATTCATTCCTAAGGACCAATAATATCTTTTCATTTCTGTTTCGTATTTATATGCCTCTTTCCTATTGTCCGTTAAAAAGATTATTTCAATATCATAGCCGTTTTTATCTACAATTTCCCACCATTTCTTATTTCTCTTACCTCCATTTGTTCTTTTAGCATGATAAGGCCTACCTAAATCCCCACTACCGACATAAAAAACGTGATCGGTTCCTTTTATTTTATGAACATATACACAGTACTTTACCATACAACTGATTCCTCCACAATTATTTTTTTGACCTTTTTAAGCGCGTCTTGATAGGTCTTGTTATTAATTACAATGTGCTCAACCTCATATTCAATTCCTTCAAAGTCGACATTATCTGCTGAAAATCTACGATGGGCTTCAATTGCATTTCCATCTCTTTTTACATATCTATAAAATCTGTCTGCTTGCGGAGCCATAATATAAACGCCAATAACTCTATCTCCAAACTTCTCTTTAAAATTTCGATACCCTTGTGGTTCCAATACAATAACATATTTTTTACCTTCTTGGATAGAGTTATTAGGTGTTCCATATTTCCAATTATTAAATTCTTTGATTTCTATAAAGTCATTTTTATTAAACTCATCTTTTTTCTTGAAGTGATAGTGAACTCCATCAATTTCTCCAGGTCGGGGCGGACGTGATGTTGCTGTTACTACCTCTTCTATACCAAATATCTTTGAAATATCCTTGCAAATATCGCTCTTCCCAGAAGCAGCCTTACCTAATATAACAAAAATTGTATCTTTCATGATTTTACCTCCATTGAAAATTACAAAGGTCACCCGATTAGAGTGACCTCAATATTAATTTTTATTTTTGTGAATTTTTAATCTGACGTTCAATTTCTGCAGTCAATTTAGGTTCAGGTGCAGACCAACCTTCAGGTTTCATAATTTTATTACCGTTCGCCGCATCATATCGAGGTTTTCCATCTTCCCAAAGTTTTGACATATTAGCATCTTGTACAATATCAAACAGTGGCTGCGGATCGGTTCCTGCAACAACAAACGAACCTTGGACAAAGTAGTTAACATCTGTAAGTGCATCCATTTGTTCTACAAGAACATTTACAACCTTGTTATCTTTTGCAATAATCTTTCTTTCTGTTTCAAATAAAGAGATTGACAATTTTCTAACAAGTTGACGAAAAAGATCGAGATCATTGTTGGCAGTTGCATAAAGGAACTCAACAAGTTCTTCAGCAGTCCATTTTGTACGAGCAAGAGCAACGTCTGTAGGAATAGCTGTAGGTGAATCGGTAACAATATGACCAAATGCTTCGTGAAAATCCTTCACCTGATCTTTAGTATAATCGAGACCCTTACGTTGAATTTTAGTTGTTGTTGTTGTTGTTGTTGTTTTAGCCAATTTTAGCTACCCCCAAGAATTTTTTGTGAATATACAAGCCGCGGTCGACTTGTTTAATTGTAGGATTATATTTCATTGAAGTTTGAATTAAACTTGTGTAACTTTTTTCCTTCCACTTATATCCATGAATATTCATAATTTCTCCGATTTGTTTTGCAGTCAAACCTTTTTCACAGATAGCCAAGATTGAGGCAAGGAAATTTGCTTCAGACAAACATCCTTTTTCAGATCGACGATTTACTTCCCCCACTGTTCTGCGGCGGATAACTGTTACTTTAGTAATTCGTTTTCTAAGAACATATGCTTCAATTCCAGGACTTACATAAATTTCAGGGATATATCGTTTAAAAGTTGCTTTTTTCTCAAGACCGTCACGACCTACAACTATAACTTTATCACCATCAACAAGTCCATCAATATTGCAGATATAATTATAAGTATTTTCAGTACCTTTAAATTTAATCATTGCATATTTTGTCATTATATTAGCCTCCTAATTTTAGAAGGGGAGAATTACTCCCCGAAATTTACATCGAACGCTTCTTTTTCAGCAACGTGAGTGACAGTAATATTAGCAATCCAATATTCTACACCTTTTTTAACTTTTTTCGTAACTGAGGACTTTTTAATTTCATGTCCTCCTTCACGGTAATTTTCTACAATCTGTTTTGCTTGAAATTCTGAACCAGCCATGTGTACAAACGTCTGTGAAAGCAAAATGTTCAAAGTGTTCATTTAATTAACCTCTTTTCTGAAGAATGAGTTCATATTCGGACGAAGGGTAATAACTATAGCGCCGGCGGCATGCTGGAACATTGAAGGCATCGTTGAGATCTCCCAAAGAATTAAATGCTCCAAATGCTCCACCCGCACCATCAAAACTTTTAGCGATATATTGTGCGTTTTCGCCAAATTTATTAAATGCTACAATAATATATGGAGAATTAGTTTCTTTATAGATAATTACATCGCCTAATTGAAGTTCTACCTTTCCCAAATCTGTTTTATTTTCTTTAACTTGCATTATCATCAACAACCTTTCGTTTTTGTTATATGTCATTATATATATTTTATATTTAACTGTTAACCAGATTTTGTGATTTTTTTTCTATAATTTTATATTCATTGTGGAAGATAAAATTAGTAGCGGCAGGATTATCTGAATATTGTTTTACATAGACGCCATCTTTATCTTTGTTCATTACAACCATTCTTGTGCCAATATCGTAATCGCTGAAAGTAAGATCAGGATTAGTAATTTCAATTTTGTCGCCAGGTTCAACAATATCTTTATTTTCCATTTTTCATTTCCTCCACACTTTTATTAATAAGATTATTAAAATGAGTTCCATCTTTATACTTCTGCTGAATAATAGCATCGCGCAATAGCAATCTCATTTTTGGATAGGCCCCGGGGTGAGTCTCTAAGAACTCAACTTTTTGTTTTAGTTCTTCAGGCGAGCTCACATACAACCAATCAGGTACACCGTGGTATTTTACAAGTAAACGGTCTTCATCATAGGTTTCATGGAAGAAAGGTATAATACCATGAGCTACAGCCTCCACCCATTTCCCGCTAATGTCGCCCTTAATAATAGGATAGCAAAAAGTATATTTAACTGAAGGGAGAATAGTCTGAAGTTCATCAAATGATACCGAACCCATAAATTTGCGTTCATTGCCTTTTTGTTGAGTTTCATCCCATTTTCCATATACTTTAATATCGTCAAAGTTATTAATACAAAAATCTTGAATTACTTTTATTCTCTTCTTATCATCGTACTGGTGGAAAAAAATCGAAAATTTTTCTGTCTTCGGTTTGTTAGGATGTTTTAATTGACTGTCAAGCAAGTATTGAGTTTCTGCTGCAGCATATTTTAACTTAACAGTATGCTCGACCATTGTAACTTGATCTTCATAGGACTTCATACGTTTGATTTTAACTTCACCCTCACGAACTCCCAAACTAATCTTTTCAGGATTGATCATATCTCTCGCGGGCAATGGCATGTATCGGCCATCTGATGTGATTGTTAGCCAATTAATACGCGATTCATTAAGATAATAAGTAATGGGAGAAACATAATTAACAAGAGACATAATAGGACGCCGTATGTCTTTTGTCGGAAGTTTAGTTTTTCGGTCCAGACAAAAAATTCGACCAGGAATGGAAAGGCTACACATCCCACCGTGAATAATACCCACATCAATCTCAACATCTTTTAATCTCTCCCATACCCAAGTTGTTGGGTCATCAGTTTTAGGGTTAAAGCCTTCCCAAACATCAATTACATTCTTATTAGGAAACCACTTATCATATGTTTCTTGATTAATTCGACTCAAATCTGACTTGCCAATCATATAGTAAATATTCTGAGGATTAAGTCGTGCAAGCGCCGATAGCAATATAGGAAATTCGTTATTTCCTGCATTGTGACCCCACTTTGTTCTATTAAAATATGAAGACCTACCAATCTTACCAATAACTATTAACATGCTAAACCTCCGTTTTGATTTTGAATTTTAAATTCTAACTCTTTTTTAATAAATTCTTGTATTTCTGAGAATCTATTAATAGTCATTTCAATTTTTTCTGAAGGATAGGTTTTTTCAAATCCTTTGGGTGTTTTTAGCATATATTTAATTTTTCTAGGTGTAATTGATAAAAATTTTGTAACTACTTTCATTAGGTCCTTATCAATTGAATTAACAAAATCTTTAATATCTCTTGTTTCCCACTCTCTAAATCTAACCCAAGGATTTGCACTTCCATTATCAATTAAAAATAATCTATTATTTTTATACCCATAATTGCCTGAGTGTCTGTCTCCATTATTTATAATAATATCAAATAGTGTTAATAATTTTGATTCAGTTTTTGTCTTTGTTCTTCCATCACTATTTGCTTTATCTGCAACTATAAACTTGTCTTCCCACCAATGAACTGAACAGTATTTATTTAGTCCGAATACATCTCCCGTATTAATTAATTCTACCTTATTTGTAGGAATACCTAGTGTCTTACCTAGTCTGTAAGCAAAACATTCCATTAGTGCCTCTTCAAAGTTTTCACCTTTAATCATTACCTTTTTGTCTTCAAATTTGCCAATAACCTTTGGTGTAATTCCTCCGTGGCTCTTTCTTGCGTCATTTTTTGACAATACAACTTCGATTTTACTTGAGTCCATTTTAATCCTCCTTATAAAATAAAAAAATCGTTATGATAAATTATATACATAACGATTTTTTCTGTAAACCAGGATTCAATTATTTATATAACTCTTTGAAATAATTATGTTTAAACTGATTGTCATACCAATCTTTGTTAAAATGTTCAGGTTTGACATAATATTCATAGAGTTCAAAGAATAAGTCTTTATAGGCTTGAGGGTATGTTTTAGCCCAAAGTACAGCTCGCTCAATATCCTCATTGCTGCTAACTACAAGATGATTTTTAAATTTTTTAGGAATCTGAAGGTTATCAATGTCATAGTTATCCGCAATAAGTGGAATAACCCCGTTGAGCAAAGACGAATACATACGGAAGTTCAATGAATCATACTTGCCGTAAAAACATTTAAGGATAATTGTGAATCTATAATCTTTTTGCTCTTGATGATATTCTGCCTGTGAAACAGTAGGTTTTACATTTTTATTAAGTGAAATACTTTTAATAACTTCAAATGCCTTTTCATCTTTAATCTTTTTATTTTTAAATTTCTTTGTTTCTAACGGGTCTAAAATTTCACTCTGCGTAATAGTTGAAGTTCCATCAGTTTGAGTTCTAATTGTTGCATCAACCGATAGGTCATTGAAGAATCGAGTCCAATCATGAAGCCTGTATGAAACATCATAAGGAAAAGTACCGCCAAAAATAAAGTCATGCTTTTTCTCCTCCAAAATAGTAGATAATTCGGCTATTGTAGGTTCTTCATTTCCATAAGCGTCTTGTAATTGTGCTGATGGAAACTCATGAAAGTCTCTCATAGGGCCTCGTTTATCATCCACGAAGTAAAAACACTTAACATTTTTCGTTAAGGGATTTACTTTGGCACTAAACGGGTACCAAATAGAGCTAGTGTCGTGAGAGAATGAGTAATGCCAAAGGTCTTTGTACTCTTTCATCAATCTTATGAGCAGGTATAAAGGGTACATATTTCGTTGACTTATCATTCTGAAACTGAAGAATTGTTGTTCGCCGTTTAGTCTTCGTTGTGCAGTTCTTAAAGCGCCCGCAGATAACTTTTCACTTTTTTCATCATAAGGAATAATTTCGTGATTCCGTTCATATACTAGGAATAGAGCAGAAGTGAGAGTACCCACAAGATTGTTAAAAATCCAAGGCTCGCCAGAAATAAGGTTAGTAAAAAGCTCTTGCATATAAGAATAAGTATGTTGAAAAGCTTTCTTATCATCATAAAACAACTCCTGTTCTCCAATTTCCATCCTCATGAATTTACCAGCGGCATCAAGATTAATATAAATACAGTCTTCAAGTACAGGAATTTCTTGTGCAGCTTCCATCCAAACTCCTTTTGAACTTGAGGATCGCGCAATCAAAAATACATTAAAATCTTTTTTAAGTATTTTTACAGTATTAAGAATATATGAATAAGATAGGAAATTCGTTTTCTTACTAAGGTTTCGTTCAAGTAGAAATAGCATAATATTTTTCTTACCAGGAATATACTTTTTATAGTTTACAATTTCATAAGTTTTGGACATTAAGCTTCCTCCTCAAACATTTCCATAGCATCACCATAACCGTCCCAATTATCAACTCCGCATGCTTGCAAACATTCTAATAGAGCTTGATCATTCAAGAGTTGTTCATATTTTTCCTTACTAATTCTTACTGTGTTATTCATTTGTTATTTAATCTCCTTTGTAGTTGATTTACAACATCTTAAACATCTGCTAATGGGTCCTGATTCAAAAATGGGTCCTCCACACCTACAGGTTTTAGTCTTGAACAAATCCATTAGTTCCTGGTAATCATCAACCAATGACTGTCTTCCCTGTTTTATATATTGCCTAATAACATCTGCCTGACAATTTTGACTTTTACCTTTAAAGATGTCATTAAAATCATCGAAACCTCTTGCATATTCAACAAGTTCAGGATTATTGTCTAAATAGTTTACCCATAACATCTTATACCATTGAGATAGAAACCTTTTATCATATCTTTTGCCATTTAATTCAATATGGGTGGGTTCTCTACCTTTACCATCTTGCCAACCTATAGGAACAAAATCATCAAACCTTTTACAAGTTTGGTAGTGATTTTCTATGCTATCAAATCTTTTCCATGCAGTTATTTTTGCATAAAAAGCAGAAAATCTTTTGTCACCTTTTGAAGAACATTCAAGTATCTTCATATGTCCTCCTATATAAAATGAGAATTTTATTGCTATCATTTCCCTCTAATTTGCTTATTAGGGCAAGTTAGAGGGAGCTAGATGAAGGTAGAGCTATTTAATCTCAACCTGAACGTCAATTTCAGCATTTTCATTAAAATAAATGGTTTTTAGGTCTTTTTCGACTTGTTTTGTAAATTCAACGAGTCTTTCATCAATTTGTTCTTGAGTTAACTGATTAAATATCTCTTTTTCTTCACCTTCGATGGGTTGAGTGACATTTACTTTAAAATAAATCTGTTTCATCTTATTTCCTCCATTTGTACAATTCGGACAATCAACAGGTTCAGCTAAAGGGCCACTACCATCTTCCCAACCACCTAAATCATTACAAAGTTTACATTTTACCATATGGCAATGTCCTTATCTATATTTTTAGCTTTTCTATAAGCATATTGTTGAGCCTCAGCTAAGGAATCTTTATCTCCGCAGTCAAACCATGGTGATGAAAGAAAATCAAAACTAAAACCTAAATTGTCAATATAATAATTAATTACATCTACAATTTCATATTCGCCACGACTAGAAGGTTCTAGTCCTTCTATAATGTTCCAAACATTTCTATCGTATATTTGTACGCCACAAAACGCCAAGGATGATCCGGGAACCTCAGGTTTTTCCTCAAGACTGTGTACAGTTCCATTTAGTGGATCTTTATGTCCCCCACCCCAAAAGTTTAACACTGCAAATTTTTGAAGGTCCCTTATATTTGTAAATTCTTTAACTGTAATAAATGCTCCACTATCATATTCATCAACAAATTTGTTAAGATCATCATATATAATATTATCTGCACAAAGAACAACAATATTATTATCTCTTGCAAAGTCTTTTGCCTGATACAAAGCATGAGCAACACCTTTTGGTTCATCCTGATAAAAGTATGTGAATTTACAACCATACTTTTCACCCGACTTCAAATAGTCAATCGTTTCACCTGCTGATTTAACACCAAGTACAATTGCAATATCAGTAATTCCTGCGCTTACTAAATGCCACACTGAATACTCAATCATCAACTTGTCATAAACAGGCATCAAGAATTTGTTTGTTACATCAGTGAGAGGAGACAATCTAGTCCCTCTCCCTCCTGCAAGGATTACGCCTTTAAATTTACTCATTTTTGTACCTCCACCATAATAATATCCTTGATATTAGCACGTTCTGCGGATACTCTGCCGATTTTATTATCTTCGAATACAATTACATCTTCTCCACCCAAACCCAAAGTGTTTAGAGCAAGAATATATGGATCGGCTTCTGGTTTTGCTTTTTTAACACTTTCCTTCGTGATGATTAAAGACAAATATTGAATAATCCCTAGTTTATCAAGAATTTGCTCAATCGAACCTCTACGTCCATTGGACACAACAGCAATTTTTCTACGACCATATTGTTGTTTGATAAGATCAATTAAAATGGTATTGGGTACCATGTATTGATCAAGACATTGACCCAAAAACATTTTTTTGTCAGCAATGACCAATAACTTCATTGTTTCATAATTTTCATCATCAAGTAAAGACCTCATAAGGAAATCTCCACCAAATGGAGCACATGCATCAAATACTTCTTCTTTAAAAGGAATGTTATTTTTTTCAAATGCGAGTTTATATGCTTGTTTGTGACATTCCATAGTGTCAGCGAGGGTTCCATCACAATCAAAAAGTAGTGCTCGCTTGCCAATCATCATTTTTTCAAGATCCATACTAAAGTTCCTCCTATAATTTGCGCAGTTATTCTTAAAACATTTCAATTTCTTCATGGGTATACCATGAACTTGTCTACTATATTTTTCATAACAATAACACTTATTCATTTAAAGGTACCTAATTTCGGTAGTGCTATGTCCACCTGTCGTAGACGGAATAAAAGTTCCAATAATATCTTTTCTTTCTTTATAAACGATACAAACTGTAGCATAACTTATTGTATCGCCTGTTCTGTGAGAAAATTGAAGTATTTCAATATCAGGATTTTTATAAAAGAAATTGTTCATGTCATCTTCTACGCACGACCGGCTACCACCAAAAATTTTAGTTTTGTACATTTTTCCATTCCTCCATAACTTGATTCAGGATTTCTATACCTATACAATAACAAATTTGCATCGAATCAAAGTTTTCCTTTAATCTGAATGGAACCATTGAAATAAAGTGACTTGCTTCAAAAAATTTTGCCGCAATTTCCCAATTTAGTCCAACATCATAATACTGAGGAATTACAATTTGAGCCATTTCATATAAGGTATTAAATTTTTCTACATTTCCTCGAATAAAATAGTCAACTCTATGATATTCCTCAAAAAAGTAATCACTATTTACAATATAATTCCCATCATAGATAAGATCATATTTACCATGACAAGATTGGAAAATCTTACTAATGTCATAATAAATACTGTCGGGACCTTCTCCACGTGGGTCAATTACTTTCATATCCCAACCATCAGACAAAACATTCTGAAATGTAAAGTCTCCGTGAGATCTATACCATTTTTCTGGACGTAAAAAATTTAAAAAGTCTTGGTCGTTCGATATTTCCTCTATTAATAACCGAAGATTTTTTAATTTTCTACCGTTAATAATTAAGTAATCTTCCTCAAAAAGAGAATGATCCTTAATTTTTTCACATCTTTCAACCATCTTATCAAGATGTTTTTCTTTTATATAAGTATCTTTGTTTCCATCGTATGTTTCTGATTCAAGTGCAATTTTGGCGCCCAATGCAACCATATTGGACAGCGCCTCAAGGTGAAAATGTTCCAAGTCTTTTTCAATAAAAGTGTCTTTGAGAGTAGGCATATCTAAATATTCCATATCATAATAAGCTTTGTCCTTCTCAATAACGAACAAATTCACTTGAGGAAAAATTGATTCAGGGGAATAGTAATTAAATATCTTCATCCATTCAAATTGGTTCTTTAATTTTTCGAGACCCAAAATATCATTATTTTTAGTGTTAACAATTTTCCTAACATAGGCTTGTTTATCTTTTACAATAAAGAAAGTTTCAGCCATTGATCCGCCTTTAAATTGTTTAATAATTTTAGCTTTCAATGTAGCACCTCCAAATTTATATATATCATTATATATAAATTGAATGAAGGTGTAAACCAAGATTAAAATTAATTTTATACTGCAACAGATTCAAGTTGACGGATTCTTTTACCTGTGTAAACCATATCTTCATCAAATACTTTGTTAAGTACTTCAATAACAAAATCAATCAAGTTTTCGTTATATAGCTTGATTTTATTTTGAACAAAGTTACCTGAGATCTTCGATTGGATACTTGCTACTTTATTTTCGTAGGAAGGAAGTGTTTTGAGGCTTTCTTCAAGCATTACATCTTGTTTGGTATCAATATACAAAGTGATAAAAGAATTTTTATTCATTCGGATAGCTCCGATACCTTTTTGTCTTTCAGCAGTTTTCAACAATAACCAACCCGGTTTTTCAGCAAATTGTACTCTTACCTTGTCACCACATTCCATTTCGATGATTTCTTTTAGGATTCCGAGTTCTGCTTTATTGTTGTTAACTGTCATTATTATCGCTCCTTCTAATTGGTTGTAATTTTTTGTATTTGCGTTCCATAGATTTATATTATCATAGTAGAACATTTTTGTAAATAGTTTTGACTCGACTTTTTTTAATTGTTTTTAATTACTAAAATTTGCTACGACATTGTTATATTATTATATTAAACCAATTTAACGTATTTTAAACATCATTTTCATAATTTAATTTTAACATTTTTCATAATAAAATTATATGATGAAATATTGTAAATATTCATAAAAATATGTAAAAAAAATAAAGCAGTTTTTACACCGCTTTATTAATGTAACCTAGGCTAGGATCTTCTTGACGTAGGATATTTATGTTGTTTTTTTCGAGGTACATTTTCATTATCGTTTTTTCGTCAAGATCAAGGAAGATAGCTATGTTTGATAAAAATATAAAAATGTCAAGAAATTCCTTTCGCCCTTCTTCAATTTTTTTTTCTAATTCTTCTTGAGTTAGATGAGAATAGTCTACCCAAGGTTTGTGAAATGGCAATTCACGAAGCATTTCATATGTTTCTTCGATAAGGAACATAGAGTGAGTATGAATGAAATTCATTCTTTCCTCAATGGACATGTTTTCGCTGAATCCAAAACGTTTTTGAAATTCAGCCTGCATGTTAAGAACTGTTTGGAACGACTTTTTCATCTTTTACCTCCGTTACTTTCATGCACTTTTAAGATGGGGACCATCAGAGTTTTCGTTAATATTTTCAATTTCATCTTCAACAAAAGATGAAATTTCATAAGCAAAATCGTCCGCATCAGACAAGAAATCAGGACATGATGTTAATTCATAACCCGTCTCATCCAACACATTACTTAGTTCAAGTGCGACGGAAGCAAAGGCTTTTAATGCTGCCTCAAGTTTTTTTGCATTCTCTGCAGAAATTTTATTCATTAATTATCATGTCCCCTTGTCCATATCGGATTTTTGTACCTCATGGTACCATTTCACATTATTAATTATACATAGAATTAAACGACTTGTAAATACATAATTTACATTTTAATTTCATAATTTTAACAAAGTTAGTACTGTAGACGACTATTTTGTCGAAAGATTCGCTTTTAAGAAATTACCAACAATAATGAATAAATATACTAGCAGAAAAGTTTTAAACCAACTAATTTCAAAGTCTAAAGTAAAATTAAAAATAAAAGAAACAACGTATGAGATTGCCGCTGTTAATCCCGCATGAAGCAGAAGTAAACCCAGTGTTTTAATCAATTTCATTTAATATTCTCCTTTGCAGACGATTGAGGAGATGGTCTACACCTCCATCAACGCCCTTTATGATTTTTTGTATATTATCATTATATATACATTCTAGCAATGTGTAAACCATTGTACAACCATCAAATATTAACTTTTTGCATTCGTAGTTCCACATCATTTTTTGTAAATTTTTCAATTTTCATGGTAGTATGTCTATAGGCTGAGTCCTTATAAACTTTAGGTACAAATTCATCATTTCTTCTAAATCCAACGATTACAAGTTTAGTTCCACGTTTAAACCAAGAGTCATCTAATACAACTTTCTTCTCACCACTTGTATCAACTATCTTTTTGTCATAATGTAAAAATGTTCCTTTTGAATATTTAACTGGAACTACTCCATTTTGAGTTGAAAGATATACAATATGCTTGTCCTTGTCCTTATCAACGACTGTGCCTGATATTGCTAATGTTTTATACTTGGGAGTTTTTCGTCCTCGCCAAACATTATAACCCGAAATTTCCATATGCTTCATGGTTGTAAAATCAGAAATGTCAAAGTATTTGCTTAAAGGAATATAGTCAAGCTCATGCTTGTCACTGTAAAATACAACAGTTTCCATTTCCCATTGTTCTTTCGTACCCATACAATGTTTAACCCAAAGTTCCCTCATACCTTGTTTATTAAATTCAGCTGCAGCCTCATCAGATATAATCCATAATCTCAAAGGCTCTATGAGTTTTTTATATGCCTTGTCAAACGATTTTTGATCAATAACTAATTTTCCATCATTGAAAGTGTACGTTACTTCCTTTGAATATTTTTCCATAAATTCTCTTTCTATTTCTTCGTTCATAGGAACTTTTCCTCGACCAAAAATAGAGTTCCTGAAATTGTAAATTTCAACTTCCCTTGACAATGATTCGGGCACAAAAGACAAGGCTCGTTGGATATTTTGCATGGTTAGTTTTTCCTTTTTAGGACTAACCATCTTAATAAAATCAACCATTAGTTCACGTCTGGGTCTGCCATCAATTTTGTCAAAACAGCCTGATTTAATAAGTGTAACAGTTTTACCTATGCTTAATGATTTTTCACTTTCTTCACCCTCAGATTCATTTCCAACACATCTTTCAAAGAAATCCTGGAATGATGTAAACGGTCGACGTTCCATAATAATTTTTACGCCATCCTTACCTAATCCTGAGATAGGTTTCAACCCGAACAATATCTTATTGTCCCTCTCAATAGGCGTGAAACCAAGTTTAGAGATATTAATATCAGGATTCAATACCTCTCCCTTCATATCACCTATAGCCTTTGCTACAGAGCCATAATCAGTATTACCTTCACGTTCACCAATCAGTCCCGAGTTGACAGTTAAACACGCAGTCTTCCAAAAAATTACGCCGTATTTATAAGCAAGATTAAGTTGCTGCATCAAGATCATTGTGTATCCTGCAATGTGTGGCAAACTGAAAGAATAACCAAACTGAGGTTTAAATAATACTTCCCAAACATAGTTCATCATTGCGTCACTTGTATTCATTGCAATACATCCTGTTTTGAAGTCCCCATAGCATTCATCAATAATTTCTTTTTTCTTTTTAGCAACGCCTTTTCTTAATTTGTTCGCTCCTAACAAACCAAAACCTGAAATTCGTTTGTCCATCGAGATAAGCATCATGCTTTCCTGCGTATCACAGAGTCCGTAGTTTTCAAGTAGGTGTTCCTTTATAATTTCAACTTCAAAAACGTTTAATCCTGCTTTATACATTTCATCGTACCACTCTTGAATGTTTGCTTTATGTCTTACATATTTATCAAGTGGTGATTCTCCACTTTCTGCAGACAATCTCATGAGCGAGTTACCCGCAGATAACTCTTGGAAACTCATTGGTTTAATTTTTGACACAGCCTGTGAACCTACAGCCGAGTCAAATTGAAATGCATCAATTATCTGACCGCTGTGAAGTAATTTAAACATTTCTGGTGAATCCATATCAAGTACGTCAGGATGAAAGTATTTATTATAAGTGGCACGAAGTGAACCTTGCCATTCAATTTTACCTTCTTCAAGTAACAAATCCATTCCTGCACGGAGTTTGTCCAAGGCATTGATTGTTAGGAAGTCAAGTTTCAATCCGCCTTGATAATCACTGTCTCCCATGTTAAATTGAGTTACTTCCTGACCACCCGTTGTCTTCATCATTGCATTTTGTGCTAAATATCCATCTCTAAATACATAAACACCACTTGCGTGAACTGATCGTCCTGAGACTAATCCTTCAATGGTTTCAATAGTTTCACGCAAACCTGGGTGTTTCTCAAATTCTTCCTGAAGTTCACGAACGGGCCTTTTACCCGTTTCTTCATCACCTTCAAGACATTCCTTCAATGTCCACATGCCTGTCTTATCTGTAGGAATCAAGTTAGCAATGTTTTGAGCTACATCATTATCAATTCCTAATCCTCGACAAGATGTCAAGATAGATGAACGAAGCTTTTCTGTTGACAAAGTACAAATATTGAGGACGTTCTCATGACCAAATTCTTCTTTGGTTTTTGCCAAAATGTTAGCACGTTGAGAAGCCTCTGTATCAATATCAATATCTGGCAATTCGGGTCTTTCATGAGTAAGATGTCGCCAGTGAGGTAGTTTATACTTAATTGGATTAATCTGAATTATATCCATAAGGTAACAAGTATAATAGGATGCAACAGATCCACGGCTCACACCTACAAATGAAACTTCCCACATTATTTCAATAACCTTTTCTGTGAGTATATAATATGAAGAAATAGGTTGTCCTAATTGCTCACTTGTCAACCAAAGCTCTTTCATTTCCTCATTTATACGTGCCAAATTTTCATCGTTATATTCCTGTTTTTTGTTTAAAAATCCCTTTTCACAAAGGAACAAAAAGAATCTATCCTCAATATTAGGGCTATTAGAGAATTTTCTAATATAATCATATTGTTCATAAAAATCTTTGAATATATGCTGAATTTCAAATTCAGGTATCTTTCTATGAGGAATGACAGTCTCCTGCTTTAAATCAAATGGCTCAATCATATCCATAATCTCTAAAGTGTTATTCATCATCTCAGTTACATAATCGTCTGGCATATAGTCCTTAAAAAAAGAACGCAACTCATCTTCATCCATAAGATATGTTGTTGAATAAAAATCAGCAACTTCCCGCTCGCCATCATCAGATCTTAAGTAATTTTCATGAATGATTGCTTGTTGTTTGTTAAGGTAATGAGCATCAGTAGCAACAATAGTTTTAATCTTGTATGCTTTTGCAATATGAGCTGCCATTTTATTATAAATTATTTGTTCTTCCTGATCTGATGGCTGTAACTCAATAAAAAAATCATCACCGAATATTTTTTGATACCAGGTAATGAGGCTGTGAATTTTACGCTTCGATTCAATATTATCAGTCTGTGCGTAGTCAATTACAGCTCTTGCAAATTCGGAACCAATACAAGCTGTTGAGGCAATAATATCACCTTTGTACTTCAATAAAGTTTCCTCGAAGTGGTCAGTGTATGTAGGTACACGTTCCATACCACGAAAGAAGAACGATTCTTCCCACGCCCTTGAACTCATTTCCTTTAGAGCCTGATAACCATTTAAATTTTTGGCAATAAGTAGAAAATGATAAAATCTTGTTCCTTCATTTTTTTCTTTTGCCGCAGCAACTTCCTCGCGGTTTACCAAATAGATCTCATTGCCTAAGGCAACCTTAAAGTCATCATATTTTTTTGCATATTTAATAGCTTCGACATGTGAAGATAAAGTGTCATGGTCAGTAATAGCGATACCTTTTAAACCTATTTTTCGTGCATAATCTATCAACTTATCAACTTTGTTAATACAGTCCTTTAGGCGGAAATTACTTCTGTCTGTATGGTTATGAGATCCGAAATATGACAATATATAAACCTCCTAATCATTTTACATCATTATATATAGAAAACGTTAAAAAGTAAACCAGAAAAGAGAATACCTCAATTATATAAGGTATTCTCTTTAATTCTACTACCTATTTCTAACTAATTGGTAATAACCACGACTTACAGGTTCAACTATTCCTTTCTTTGTTATTTGTGAATAGGCCGATTGATAACTTGAAGAAACAAAGTTAAATTTTTCTAATTCTTTAAGAATTTCAGATATTTTCATGGGTCTTCCCTTATTGTCGAAAATACGTTTTATGCAATCTTCGAATGTCAATCGGTCTACACGTCCCGTTTTGCTTGAAGAAAATACAAGACTTCTATCCTGCATCCGATCGAGCAGTTCATATTCAGCAATTCTCATTTGCCGTTTTGTTTGAAGCTTTTCAATTCTTTCTTGTAATTCCTTAACCTCCTGTTCAATTTCACCTACCTCATTAATAATTTCATTTTGTCTTGCCTTAACTACATGATCTGCATCAAGCATTTTGTTCACTCCTTAAAGTTTATTTGTTGTTTACATTTATATTTTATCATAATTTGTCGACTATGTAAATAGAAAAAGAGATGATTAAATCATCTCAATTTCTTTAAGTACACCTTTCATCGGTCCTGCTACACCTTGAGTCCATCTTTCCTTCAACTCAAACTTTGAGGTAGGTACAACAAATGAAGTTGTAGTAGTTTTAAATTTAAACTTTCCTTCCTCAGAGAACGTAAGGATTCCTACTACATCATTATTTTTGGCGAGTGAATTGGCAAGTTTTTTACGGTTTCCATTAAATGAGTCTAATTTAATTTTAGCAATCTTATTATTATTATATCCGATGATAATAAATTTATTCTTCCCGTCAATAACCGAGGTTCCTACAATTGTTTTTACTTCGCAAAGTGAAGGTATAAAGACTCCTAATTGCCTTGTAGTTACTTCGTCAATTTCACTTATTTTAATCTTGTAACAACATTTATCAGCTCCAAATACTAACAGCTCGCCCGAGTTTCTTGTTGAATATTCAGTTACAAGTTCATCGCCCGGTTTAAGATTAAAGGATTTTGTGTCAGCGTCAAATTGTATGCTCTTTCTTACATATCCTTCTTTTGTAATATAAATCTTCACAGGATAATCGGGTACGGCTTCCATTTCTTTTTTGACAGCCTTAACCTTTTCAGTATTAACCTCGATGATTTTTGTAGCTCGATCAACGCCGTACTTCTCACTTGTTTCGGTTAGTTCCTTAATGATAATTTCATTTTTTCTTTCGTCGCTTTGTGCAATATCTTCATAGTCCTTAATTTTTTCCTCAAGACTACTGATTTCAGCAATCCGTTTAATGATATAGTCTTTATTAATATTGCGAAGTTTCATATCTGCAATAGCAGATGCCTGGGACTCATCAATTTTAAAATGGTCCATAAGGTTCTTTTCAATTAAGTCATCTGCTGATCGGCGGATTATTTCAATAGCTTTGTCAATATCAAGCAATACTTTTTCTAATCCTCGAAGGAAGTGAAGATCCTTTTTCATTTTAGCAATATCGAATAGATATCCTCGAGTTATTGTTTGACGTCTCCATTTTAACCATTCTTCAATAATTTGCCATGCTCCCATGACCTTCGGACCTTTGTCAATAATCACGTTCATGTTGGCGCTGAAACTTGATTGGAGTGGGGTTGTTTGGTAAAGAACTTCGAGAGCCTTATTCATATCCGTACCACGCTTAAACGATACTTCAATGTTCATTCCTTTGAGTCCCGTAAGATCCTTAACATCGGAAATCTCCTTCATTTTACCGCTTTTATACAGGTCAACAATTTTTTCAATAATCGCTTCGCGGGTAGTTGTATAAGGAATTTCCGTAATTTCAATCTTATTGCCTTTAATTTCAGCTTTACCACGAAGAAAAATTGATCCTCTACCTTCAAGGTTAATCTGTTTAAAGACATCCTTATTTTTAACAATATACCCACCCGTAGCAAAATCAGGCACCAGCAATGTTTTCACATTTTCCTTCAAGTATTTGATGATAGCTTTTGCCAATTCTTTCATGTTGAAGGAAGGAATTTGTGAAGCCATACCTAATGCTACGCCATTTGAGGGCCTCATTAATACATAAGGAAATTTCACAGGCAGTACTTCGGGCTGCATAATCGAGCCGTCGTAATTGGGTACAAAGTCAACAAGGTTCTTTTTAAGGTTTTTCATCATTTCTATAGCTATAGGAGCCAATTTAACCTCAGTATATCTCGATGCACCTTCTTGCAAATCTCTTGATGTTGCTTGACCAAAGTTACCTTTACCAATAATCAGAGGTGTTTGATTACGGTCCTTTTGAACCATATTTACCATAACTCCGTAAGATGAACCGTGAGGGTGAAGCTTCATAACTGCGCCTTCAATATTCGCACTTTTTGTAAATTTTGTAGCATCCTCTAAATCCATTGTATAAAGGATCCTTCTGTTAACAGGTAACATACCATCTCTGAAGTCAGGCAATGCCCGACTCAGGATAATATATGCTCCATATTCCATCATGTTTTTTTCGATATGATCTTGTACTAAAACTGTTTTTGACATTATATCTACTCCATTTCAGAAAGGATATGTTCCAATTGTTGTTTTGTTAATCTTATTGTAGTTAATTTACCAAACGTACCGATAACATGAATTAATACTGTTCCTGGAAAATATTTACTATATTCGATAGTTATATTTTTTGAAATAGTTACCTTATCTCCTGATTTCATTTTAATATCTCCCATCTGTACTATATAGAATTAATTATACACTACGATTTATTAAAATGCAACTATTCTTCAAGAGCTGTTTCTGTATATTTATGAAGATTTTTTTCAATGAAGCCTTTTCGATCGGTTATATCACTTCCCATAAACATATTGATCATATCCTTCATCTTTTTAGCATCGTCCATTGTGATTTGCTCAAGGATTCGAGTTTTAGGATCCATAGCTGTATAATTCATTGTTTCAGGTTCCAACTCACCCAAACCTTTACAGCGAGCAAGTGTGTACTTCCGTTTTATTTTTGGTAATTGTTCGTCCTTTTCAGCTTCACTAAACAGATAAGACATTGAATCATCTTCATATTTCACTTCATAGAGCGGTGTCTTTGCAATATAAACCCTACCATTTTCAATCAGTTTCGGAACAAGGACATAAACCATTGTAATAATGAGGCACTGAATTTGTTGTCCATCTGGATCTGCATCTGTTGCAATGATAAGTTTACCATATCTCAACAATTTTTCATTAAATGATTCAAGATCCTTATTCTTTTTATCGGCTTGAATACCGCATCCCAAAGCACGAATCAAATCGAGGATAATACCATTCTTGAATATCGTTGAATAATCTGCTTTGAGGCAATTTAGGATCTTTCCACGTAAGGCATACGCTGCTTGAATTTGGGAATCCCTTGCAAGAATCAATGAACCCAATGCTGATAATCCTTCTGCAACAAACAGTTCAGATTGTTCGCCATGTTGAGCGCAATCAACAAGGCCTTCAATTCGTCCTCCGATATTGTCAACCTTTTCATTTAATTTCTTTTTAAGTTGCGCCTTTGCAGCAGTATTCCGTGAGTTGAATTTATTTACCTGTAAGATATGTTCAATAAATTTTTTGAACTCTTTAGGCTGTTCAACTTGAAATACATTTAGCAGAGACTGTACATATTCACTTGCTATTCTTCGATAAAGTACTTTATTCGTTGAGAGCTTCGTTTGATTCGCATACTCAACATTTGTACTTAACAATGAGCAAACATAAGAAACTGAATCTTCAACATCACTTGTTGAAATAGAAGGAGCCTTTTTGTCAAGTAGTTTTTGTTCAAGACAATACTTGTTCACAAACGTTCTGATTCCTGAAATAACTCCATCATGAATCGTACCATGTTCTGGAAGCCAATTTATATTAAGATATGACTCATGAATGGGCTCCGAAGTGGTCGCAAATAAAATACATATTTTATTCCTTTCCTTATCATCTTTCTCTAATAGTTGATTATAGGAAGTTTCAGGCCCAATTACTGCTTTACAGGTAAGATTATTGACAATTTTTTCAAAATATTGCTGTAAATTATTATAATGGAAGACAGTTTCCTCATCTTTGTGCTTAAACTTAAATGTTATCTTATTTGCGGTAGCTGAGATGCGTTCCAGTATTCCTTTAAGATCATTTGGGTCATAAACTGTCTTAGTGTATACTAATGGGTCTAAACGGAAGGTAACAATTGTTCCATGTTGTTTTTCATCTGCACTTGTAGATGTTAGATCACTTTTAATATTCGCTCCACCTTCGTAGGTGATGGAATGTCTTTTTCCATTCTTAATGCTTGTGACCCTAAAAAATTCAGACGTATAGTTTAACACTGTAACTCCTACACCATTTGTTCCAACAGCAACCTTACCAAGATCTTTGTTTTCATAGTTTGTTCCAGCAAATAAAGTTTCAAATAAAAGTTCATAATTGGGTTTACCATCAGTTTCTCCGTCAATGGGAATTCCTCTGCCTGTATCTGATACAGATATTGTCCTCATATCATCAAGTAAAGTTACAGTAATAATTCCTTTTGAAAAGTTATTATTAATTTCATCTATTCCATTTCCAATAACTTCCTTTAATCCATGAAGATAATTTTCTCTACTTCCATAAAATATGGGAAGTTTTTCACGACTTTGTTCTCTATCTGACAAAACCCTTATTTTGTCTTTATTTTCATTCATTAACAAATCAACTCCAACTTATAATTATTTATAGGATTTCCTGTTTTAACTCTATTCATAATTACTTTTCTTGTAGTGTTAAAATATCGAGCATTAGGAGGTTTATAAACCATCTCAATCACTCTCCCATATTTTTAATTTATGATTCATTATATCAATAAAAACAGAAACTGTAAACAATTATTTTCTATTACAGCTCTTATCTTCCCATTCAAGTTTGTGTGAAAACTTTTTACATTTGCAACATTTAACTGTTCTGTTTTCAAGGTCGTGATTAAACAAGTTTGGGTATCTACAAATTGGGCACTTGATAGTTTTCATGTTGTTCCTCCAATTTTCTAATAAGATTTCAATGTTAAGGAGGGATTGGCTCCCTCCATACTGTAATCTTATGTAATTACTTCGAAAAGTTTTCTCTGACGTGTTCAAAAATTCTTGAGGTTTCTTCAAAATCATTGTTTTTAAAGGCCTCAAAATATAGACTGTGTAATTCGGCTAATGTTTTTCCTTGAAGATCCTTAGTTACTGTTTGAGTTGTCATTTTTATCACTCCTAATTTGTTTTCCTTACGTTATATTATATTGAATAATTGTGGAAAAATACCAAGAAATTTTTTAAGATACATTATTTTTAAACTTTTGACGATTGTATGAGCCTTTACCTTTATCATTTTGTTTAACTTTAGTTGCAGCATTGAAATTCCAAACTTGCCTTGTTTTTGTCATTTCGCCTATTTTCTTCAGTTTCTTTTTCATGTTTGCTCCTTAATGTATTATAGTTTTAAAAGGTTCAATTTTAAACCCAAACCAATCTTCATATTTTTCTTCTCCCATGAAATAGTCTGTAACGTCCTTTTTATAAAGATTTCCATTGATAACCATTACAGCAAATAATCTACCACCTTCACTCATTAGTCTGAACGTTTCCATTAAAATCACCTCCTATAAATATATTAACATAGATTCTATCAAATGTAAATAGAAAAGACCCAGAATTTTCCGGGTCATTTTAATGAGTTTATAATTCCTTGAATTGTTGTTTTAGTTACAAAACCTGTTGTCCTTTCAAACGGCAACCCATCACGCTCAAAAATCAACGTTGGAACACTTGATACACCATAGTCCGTTGCGAGACTCATTCCTTGTTCATCGTCAAGGGCCACTGTTATGAATTCAACGTCTTTGTTTTCTTTTTCAAGTTCTTCAATGGTTGGTTTAAGTATTTTACAAGGTTGACACCATGAAGCAGTAAATCTAATTACTTTTAACATATTAGTTCTCCTCTGCTGCATCTAATTACTTTAGGTTGTTCAGCGATTGTAGGAACAAACAAAATTGGACCTACAAAAGCCAATATGATCATCAAACTCAAAATGTGTCCTTTCATAACGTCGCTCCTTTGGATTAGGGAGGGTTTCCCCTCCCACATGATTATACTGTAAGTGCTTGTTTTTTATCTTTGACTGTATCCATTTTCTTCGTAAGCAAGAACTCTTCAGTTGTAAATTCAGTCAGTGTTTCTTTTGTATGATGCTGAAATTGAACTCGGGTATCTTCGAATTGCGTTGTGCTTTCACGTTCGCCACGAAGTGCAGCAAGGACCTCGCCGCTAGCCCATTCAAAATATTTAGCAGGTACGCCTTGAGCAAGGTGACGAATGATTTCCTTATGAGGAAGAATTTCAAAGGTGTCAGGGAATCCCATCAGACGCGCATATTCACGAATTGTAAACTGACGATTGTGAATTGGATGAATAAATGAAGAATAACCTGTCATTGACGGCGCTTGTTTATCAGGATTAGGACGTTGCGAAGATTTATCCCAATATCCAAGGTCGTTGTTTTGTTTGTACAACTGAGTTGTCAGAGCCTTTTTAACTTTTTCTGGCAGAGTTGGCTCATATTTTGCGTAATTGTCACAGATTACCCAGTTTACAGTTTTGTGTCCACCTTTTACGAATGGTACATCAGGGAAGATATATTCGACTTCTTGATAAGGACGATTGGGAACAAGATCATGATTCAAAAACGTTCCAAGTTCTACATCATACAAATCTCCAATAATTTCCTTAACTGTCGTTGGGACATCTGTTTTGCCCATGTGAAGTGTAGGAATTTGAGGGAAAGCATCTTTGCGCCATCCAATAAAGAATGTCCGTTGACGTTTCATTGCCACATTATGGTACATACCAAACTCACGAATGATCGTAAAGTTGTAGTTTGGCAGGTTCTTAATGAAATCATCAAGAATCGGTTTACCTGTAGTGATCAGTGTTGGAGCATTCTCGTACATAAACGCTCGAGGTTGAACGCCTTTAACAATGTTCATATACCGATATTGATGACAGTTTGGACCCTTTTCATGAGATTGTCCACCGCGTACACCCAGAGAAAGCCCTGAACATGGCGGATTACCATAAAGCAAATCATAATTTTCTTGACGAAGTTTTTCAAGATATTTGCTATTTTCCCATACAGAAGGGGGAACCATAGGAACTTGAGGATAGTTATGAACAAAGTGCATTCCATTGTCTAAATACATGTCGTCCGTTAGCTCCAAAATTTGAGTAGGTGTATACCCGTTATTCATTACACCAATACTTGCGCTACCTGCAAAAACAAATGCCCCTAATACCTTCATTAATTAATTCCTCCATTTTTGTATTGTTCTACTAGACTTTCAAGATTTTCAAAATCAACAGTCCAACCATAATTTAGAATGCTGACCATAGGATTGGTTTTCAATCCTAACTCATCATTATATTTATCTTTAAAATAATCAATCTTTTCTGTAATTTCATCACAAAAGTTAACAATTAGTTCAGGTTTCTTTTTATTAGGCAAATTCATAACAACGCCAATATATCCAACTTTATATTTTGATTTTCGTTCGAGAAAAGTGATGAAATCTTCTTTTGGTGTAGTACATTTTTCATTCATTTATTTACCTCCTATTGTTTTTAATTGTAAGGCATAACTTCTATATTCATTAGTAATATAAGGAAGGAACGCTTTAAACTCTCCTTCATTTGCACCTAATTTTCTATAATTATACATTACAATCAAAGCAATAACAGATCTCCACCAAGAGTTTTCAATATTTTCAATTGAAATCATAAACACATCAAGCAACGCATCAATTTGAGCCTTTTTATAAGTTCTTGACGCATGTTCAAGAAGAGCAATTTTTGACATTAACCCGTTAAAACCATCAAGGGACACAAGTGGTGAGCCATAATCAATATCTTCATATGTTTTGAAATCTGATTTAATCAGGTTTTTAAAATATTCTATATCAGATTCATAAATATGAAGTGACACAGCAGTATGAGTATATTTTCCAACATCAATGCCCAACCAACCCGCAATAACATGCTGAAACATAATAAAGTTAGGGATGTCATAGATTGCACCTTTGTGCAAATCATTACTTCTCATAGCGACATACATATTAAGTTTACCTTCACGAACTGTGAAGTTAAAATAGTTCGTACAAGGAATATCTTTAGAGTAATTTCCATTTTCATGGATATAATTATCTCGGTCAGGATCAAAAATAACCATTGAAGCTTGACGTGAAAATGGGTCATTTTTCAATTTTTTATAAACTTCAAAGAATTGATCAATTTCACCATTCCAATTTCGCAGACGTTCACCATAAGCGCCATTTAAAATGCCAGGTTCATCTTCGTCCTCAAAGTTTCGCCAATTTGCATTATAATGAGCAATTTCATCAAGATTGTTTGAACCTCTTAACATCCATAGTGCCTCAGCTAGTTGGAAAGTATGGTTGCCTCGACGTCCCGTAGGAACTGTTAAAAATTTTCGAGGATTAGTAATAACAATAGTAGCAGGGCTCAACTCAAGTGTTTTTGACCCACGGGGTGCAACCTCAACCCCATGAGCCAAAATTTCTTCAGCGGCCTTTTTATATACTTCATCAAAAGATTCTCCAATGATTAAGTGCATATCGGACCTCCATCGTTTTGTTTGATATATCATTATACATAGAAAATTCTACACTGTGAACAGAGTTTGTAATATTTTTTCTACATTTTCGTCAATATTCTCGTCAGTATTAATTGTGATTTTTGGCAAAGTAGAGTCTTTGTATATTTCCTCAATCTTATTATAACAATAATGAAAATGCTCGGGTTTTACAAAATCTTCGCCTCGTTCAGCGATTCTCTTGATGATCGTTTCAAACGGAGGTTGAAGGTGTACAAGAAGGACATTAAACTTCTCGATTAGTATTCTCTCGAGGTAAGGAAAATAGTCTGCCTCATATCCACGATAGAGTGGAGCATATACTCGCTCACCTTCGAAAAATCTATCCTTAATTACTGAATAATCATTATCCTTAATACTATTCAAATATTCTAACTTACCATCAATATATGATTTTACAGGGCCGTGGTGTTCAATTGGAAAACCTGTTTTTTCACTGAGAGCATTAGCGATAGTGGACTTACCGGCTCCATCAGAACCGATAAGTATAATGAAATTATTTTTCAAAATGTATAGTCCTCCACATTTATAATAGATACTTTATCTTTTTCAAAATTAATACAATACATATTCGTAAACAAAACTCCCTTTTTATTTTCAATCCTTTCTTCAATCCTACTGACGTCATTAGGTGGGACAATAATATCTACCTCTTCACTGTTTACTTTAATTGTTATTCTTTTCATATTTTCTCTCCTTAAAATATAATATTCTCCTCATTTATTTCCTCTTCTGTATCATTATAAATTACTTCAATGTCCTTTATTACAAGTTGCGGGGAGTTCCTCCCGCCCCAATCATTAATTGAATAATATCCTACAACATCAAAAACAACATCATCACTTGGACAGTTTTCAATTTGATGAAGCAATTCCTCACTTGCACCAAACTTTACAACATTGACTCCCCAGGAATATATTGAAAGCATTGATCCTTTAACACTTATAAATCTTTTTGGAACACTCATCTTTTTAATTCCAATAAACGGCTCCGATACGACTCCACCAAACAATGACTTATTTCGGTCAATCAATTCACAAAGTTCTTTATCAGGTTTGTTTGTCAAGTAATCAACATCATAAAGGACATCTTGTTTTTTAATTGTTCGTGAATATTCCTTAAACTGTTCAATTTTATCTTTTGAAATTTCTATACCAAATGCATTGTCATGGCCTTGAGCAAACACTACAAAACCCGATTTCTCACACCATTCACGGAAGTCAGCAATTGTTTTTTCATGACCTCTACCCGAACCGAAGTAACTTCCTTCTTTTTCATTTAAAAGTAAAGCGGGCTTATCATATTTGCTGACAAGTTTATTCGCCATCAAACCTGAAATTCCTGGGTTTTCGGAACCACCCGAAAATGCAATAATAACTCCTGCATCATCAACTAAAGTACTATCAATCTGTTCAACCATCTTTTTAACAGCAGAGTCTTGACGACTTTTACACTTTGTTGCTACATCATAAGCGTGTTGAAAAATATTAAAATCAAAAGTAACATTCTCAAACTTTCCTGTTGCCTTATTCTTTTTCTTTTTAACGGTTGTAAATACTTGATCGGTATCAATATGTGCCATAGCCTTGAACAATGTTTCACGTTCTTCAAGTGTTCCCACGCGAGTTACAGCATTAATGATTGGGATTACGCCGAAAGAAAGGTCCTTAGGTGCTAATTTAATTCCTAAACCATTTTTCTCACCAATTGCGACGCTCAGGAATCCATTTGTAATATTTTCAAGTCCCTTTTTAACAAGATATCTGATTTCATTATTTGAGATATCTGATGCGTCACCAATCTGACCGACAGCAAACAAATCAAGAAATCTGTCTACAACATCCAATCCATATTCTTCGTCAATAAGTTGAATGAACTTATATACGACTCCCGCTCCCACAAACCGATCATTTGTATTTTCACAAAGTTGGTTGTTAACAATGATGCCTTTATCTGTCCATTCAGTTACAACGTGATGGTCGAGAACAAGCACTCTAATATTATTGTTTTCTAATAGCTCAATTTGAGCAACATCATTCGACCCAGCATCTGGAACGATAACAAGTGTTGGCTCTATATGCCAAATTTTTTCCATAATAGGATCTGTAAGTCCATGAGCCTTAAATTCATGAACTAAAAATTCAATCTTATCATCACCGTTGTCGAGATATTTCAAAAATTGGTATAGCATTGCAGCAGATGTAAATCCATCAGCGTCCTGGTCAACAATTATAACTATCTTATGATCATCTTTTGATAGTTCTTTAAGAAGTAAGTCCTTACCTTCTTTAGCATTTTTAAAATTTTCGGGCAAACTTTGATCTGTATTGTCAGGATTAAAAAATCTTTCCTTGTCAACAATTCCTCTATTTTCAAGTACAGTATCAATTATATTACCTAAATAAGGTCTTGTTTGAATAATATTCATTAATTTACCTCGTTTCCTGTTTCATCTCCAATAGGTTCAGGTTCAGTTGGAACTTCTGGGTCTGTTGGTGTTTCTGGGTCAGAAGGTTCGGGTTGATCAATAACAGGATCAATTAATTCTGGTGGAAAGCCGTCGCCCATTCTAGAAGGAACAATAATAAAACCATATTTTTGAATAGCCTGAATAACAAATTGTTGGTCGTCATAAAACTTTTGCTTTTTATATTCAACTTCCTTTTCTAATCTTTTAATATAAGACTGTTCAGTAGGGAGCTTATTATCATGTAGGTGCTTTGCTTCTTTAAATACAAGTTCTCTAATTAAATCTTTCATATACATTCTCCTTAAAATTTTATTTAAATTATTATACATAGAAACATTAGGACTGTAATCTTATTTAATAAATAATGTAAAACCTCCAAATTTTTTAGGTCTTTTAAATTTAATCATTAATATCTCCCCTTAAACTAATATTTTATTTTTAAATAACTCCTGAAACACTTCTTTTCCTTTGTCAGTTGGTGCGTCTTTATAATCAAGTAATCCCTTTGTATCCCAAATAACCGATACTCTAAAATAAGGAATTAATTTATCAATAAATCCCGACCTTACTTTTTGCTGATAAAATTTTTCTTCACTTTCATTTTCAAATTCTTTATCAAGTGCCAAAATTACATTTTCAATACCCATCTTTTGTAATATCTTAACTTGTTCGTTTGTTAGTGAGCTTCCTGATATACCTCCTCCAATACTCATTTGAGGAAACATTGTATCAAGTTGTTGTACTCCTTTTTCTGATTCAAATAATATAATAGTTTTATATTTTTTTATACTTTCTTTAGTTATGTTGAGTCCATAAATGTTGCCTCCTGTGGGGTGTTTTCGTACTTCACCTTTATGATAAATGGGCATATACTTTTTACCAGCTTTAATTTCTTCATCGTTTAAAGATCTTGCACGAATACCTAATAACCTATTTTCAATATCAAAGTGTGGTATAATAATCTTATTTTCATTTATTGAATAAAGAATATTAAATTTTTTCATTGTTTCTTTGCTTATTCCATCTTCAATCCATGACCTGTGATAAAGTTTGTAAAAACTATTTAATAGTCCTGTATCAATATCTGTAAGGACGTGTGGCTCTTCTTTTTTATTAAATTTTTTAATAAAAGACAAGTCAAGTCTATCACTTGCGTCAAATGATGATTGGTTATTTATACCAAATTTTCCACAAATGTATCTTATTGATGAAGCAAAGTCTATATTATAGACCTTGCTCACCAAAGAAAATATATCATAAGAACACTTACAATCAGTAAAACAATGAAACGTTTTGCTTGATTCATAATATACTAGCTTATTTTTATTACCGCCGTGACATATTGTCCTACAGTATAATTCATTTCCTCTAGGAATTGGGTTTCCGCCAAGTTCGTAAAGTATATCTGTAATGTCATTTAGTGTGAGCATATCTTTAATATCTTGCGGATTCATTCAGGTCACCATCCTAAAACTCGGGTATTCCATCTTCACCAAATTCTTCAATAGCCTCTGTATCCCTTTTTTCTACGAACTTTTCATGTATAGTTTTAGGGACTTCATCATTAAACAAAACCTTAACTTGTTGGATATCAGCAATGTGGTTATAATCCATATCGGTCAAGAACAATGGTTCCTCGCGAATTGTTGCACCATGATATTTAGTCCAAATAATAATTCCTGTGCGTCCTCCACGATTCTTATAAACATAATGACAGAAATTTGGTTTTTCTACATGGTATCCTCTTTCAAGAATATGTTTCAGATTTTCTAAATCTTTTTGTGTTGTTCTGAACATCATTACACCATGGTCGACCTTATCTGCGGTGGCAGATCCACCACGAAGCGACGAAGTATCGCGCATTTCATGGTCTTTGGAGTTTCTATTTAATTGAGTTGCAGAAATCACGTATACATCGTACTTATTACTTAGCAATTTCAATGCGGCAGATAACTGAACAAGTATTTGATCTTCACGGAGAGCTCCTGCAAATGCTTCTTGCATTGTTCTTGCTAGTTTTGGAACCATTTGAATATAGTCAAAACCGATATATTTAACATCATGCTCAATGATATGTTGTTCAATAATCGTCTCAATATCATTAATTGAGAAATCATCAATATAAACAACATAATAAGGAGCCGCTGCAATAATTTCTATGCCTTTTTCCAATCTTTTTTGAATATCTGAACTATAACCACCATTTTTAATAACATCCTCATCCACACCTGATATATGAGCTAACATACCTGTTTGTAATTCTTCTTTTTCCAACTCAGTTGATATAAATAGTACGGGATGAGTAGGACCGTTTGATATATAACTCTTTGTTTCATAATCCCAAATATGAGAACAAGCTATACCTGCAAGGTCAGCAATCGAATGGCGTGTTTTACCAACACCCGTTCCAGCTGAACGCAACATAAACTTTTTAAATCTCATTCCTCTAAACAAAGCGTTATAATAACCATTTCTGAAAGGATAACCGAACTCGGGGGTTTCTCTTAATCGGTCAAGCAATCCTGCCATTCCTTCCCCTGCCATAAATGACTTTTTATTATCACCTATCTGCCATTTATCACGAAGTTGAATCATTTTTAATGAGAAGTGTTCAATCATATTGTCTATAGTCATTTTGTCCAGGGCCCTCATTTGTTCTTCTTGTAATGCAAGATCCTCAACTCTATAATCATAAAGTGAAGTTACATCCATACCCTGTTCAACGTAATCTCTCAACATCGCAAACTTTTTCAGTCTCCAATAATTGTTTTTGTAGGTTTTAATATTTACGTTATCAATAGCATTTTGAATGAAATCAAACCCATTGTGCTGTTCCCAAATCTTATAGTTAGCAGGATACTGTGCAAGATAATTGTCAATATCAACGGCTGTAACTTTTTCAATAGTTGCATCTGAATATGCGATATTATTAATTGCTGCAAATATATTTTTATGAAACTTGTGAAAGAAATCCCCTTCATTTAAAGGCATCTCTTGATTTCTAACTATTTGCGGTTTATGACAAAGTATTCCTAAAACTGTATAAACTGATCTTCTGGGATCAAGGTTTGCCAAGAATGTCTTATCAACTGCTGTCATTATTCCAACCCCTTCATTTTTATAAAAGCTTTTTCTCTAATTGTATTATTGCTATGGACTATAGGAGCGATTTTAATCGTTACAACTTCATTTTTAATACTTGACGTATTTTTCATTTTTTCTTCTAAATCTTCATAATATTTAACGGAGCTGTCATAATAATAAGGTAATATTGACAGAGCTCCACGTTGGGTTAGTTCAATTTTTACAACCTTAACAATATAGCAAAGTGCCTTTGTTATTCCCTCATAAGTATAATTTCTTGTTTCCTTAAATTCTCTTATCTGTTTTAGCATTTGACCATTAGGATAAGGTATTTTATAAATCACTTGTATTGTTTTATAAAGTAAATCTCTATCAGTTTGTTCTTTTATTTTTGCGGCTGCACATGTTTTACAGTAGTTTAAACTACCAACCTGTTCCATTTCATTCTTTAGGTATTTTGAGCCACATGTTCCATAACATTTCAATGGACGCAAAGACATTTCAAGTCACCCCATTTATTATTTCATAATACATTATACATAGAAGTAATAAAAAAGTAAACCGAGTGAATGATCACTCGGCCATAAGTTTTTCAACTATTAAGTTAATTTCTTGTCCTATGTGGATTGGTATATATCCTATACCTTCATTTTCATTGGCTGTTGCTATATTTATCATTGCAAATGTACCAAACTTATCAAAGTCAACAGCCGTTATGTGTTTTATAAGTATGTTTTTTCTTTTTACATCATGCGGTCTGAATATCTTTATGAATATTATTCTTTTATCAGTTACATAAACTTGATTTTTTGGATGAAACATATCAAAACCGACGGCAAGTAATTTTTCATCTTTAGGTAGGTCTTTTTCGAAGTTTTTAATATGAATCTTTGTTATTCGTCTTAACCCAAATTGAGCGAGCCTTACAGTTTCTTCAATTGTATTGACCGTACCTAACATTTTATTACCTCCCCGTTTGTGATTAATTTAATTATACACTAAACGAGCAAGGAAATCAATAAGTTAGAAAAGATTTATTTTATTTTTGTTGCAGAAATACCTTCATTTTCTTCAAATTGACCATCATAAATTAAATTGTTTCCCAATGTACAACTACAAGAAATAACTGCCTGTAATTTTCTTTTTCTTTTATAAACCGTACCACATTCCTTGCAATGATATTTATAATAAGGACCCATCATGTTAATTTTTCTGCTGCTGCTTATTCCATATTTATCTAATTGACTTTCAAATAAAGCATCACCATCTTCATGGTCTTTGCCTTGAACATACAAAGCATAATGAGTCAGTTCATGTTTTAATACGTCTATTATTTTTTCTCTGCTATAAAACCTAACAAGTTCCTCGGATAGCTGTATTTTTAAAGGAGTTCTTACGCCCTTAATCGTATTAAACATAAATCTTCCTAAAACTTTTTTAATCCTTGAGTTAAATTCGATTGGTATTCCCAATTCCATATTATAAGCTTCTTTTAAAAAAATATTTGCCTCCTCAATGACTTCATAGTGTCTAATGTTCATTTAACTACCACCTTTATATCAAAAATTTGTTAATTTAATTATATCATATGAAGTATAAAAAGTAAAACTAAATCATAGAAAAAAAATCCACCCGAAGGTGGACTTTAATTATCTTACAGGACACGCTCCACCTTCGCAGGATTCAACAGAATCATCAAGTTCTTCAGAATAAAGTTCCCGATCATATTGTGCTAACAGGTCTGTGCGAAGTGGTTTAAAGATATCGGTCATTCTTTCATATTGTTCTTCAGAGATTGCTTCGTACGGTGCCAATTGATATGTTCCGCCATCAAGTGCGAGGAATGACACACCAACATATTCATCCCAATTATTATAAATCTTCATGAACAAATCTTCCCATTCACCAGGTTTTACAGTGATTGTATTTGAAGTATTCATATCAGTGTAAGAACGTTGGAACATACGGTAAATTTCAAACTGTTCAAGAGCAGTTACATCTTCTTTGCTAATTTCGGAACCCGATTTAATTGGAAAGTCAATTACCCAAGTTCGAGCATTATCCATTTGTTCGTAGTAGTCTTTACCTTGTGTGCCTACTTCAGGGTTAATTTGCCATCCTGAATCTCTTACTGCCAACGCAAGCGGATCTTTTGAATTGATGCGAATGCGGCGAATGAAATGAGGCGAGTGAGAGAAGTGCAAACCACTTGATACTCCACCTGCTACCTGTGATAGTGTTCCTTCTGGTTTAATAGCAGTTACAAATAGAGGATTTGGAATACGCAGTTCACTTGCATATTGTTTTACTGCATCCCAACCTATTTGTCTCAAACGCTTCAGCAATTTTTCCTGTTCTTTTAAGTCATATTCGACCATTGCCATTGCATCCTGCCAACCTGTAAGTGAACATCCTGTCAGACGATGGACTTTTAGTGTTTTGTCCCATTCATCAAGTTCCAATTCAACAAGTGTCATTCGTAATCCAGATCTGGCAGACCGAGCTTGTGCCTTAAGTAATCCTTCAACGTCAAGTTTATAACCACGATCAGTTTTAATAACAAAGTTTTTAACATTAATTGTTGTGAGATTACACACGCCACGCGAAGTCAAGATAATTTCAGCACATGGATTCAACCCAAGTTGTTTAGCAATCTCAACAATAGTTTCATGGTCAGGACGATCAATACCCATATTCTTCAAGTATCTTCGTGCAGCTTCATACAGGTTAATCATACCAGGTTCGCCCTCGAGTTGCATCATTTTACACAAGAACATTACATAGTCTTTATTTGGTTTATCAATGAAGGCAACAGAGTTATTTGACATTCTACGGTGGTGGAGGCCTGTGCCATAGTAAGCACCATTTGAGTTATAGTCCGTGAAAGCAGTTTCGACATTTTTAACAGGATAAGGAATACCTTTTTCATCAAGATAATTAACAATTTCTTGAAGCAATTTTGCTTGATCATCAGTATAAATACCGTTCATTAGGAACTTTGAAAATACGGTTTCATAATCTTCAGGTGAGAACAAATAAATTTCAGCCGTACGTCGAACTCCACCAACAACTACATTATATCCAATCAGATTACAAATATCAAGTACGTGGATAGGACGTAATTTAACATAGTCACCTTCAACTACTTCGAGAGGTTTTTGTGTAGGATCCATTTGATTGCGAAGTACTTTAACAATTCCTTCAAACATTTCTTGAAGAGGTTGCGGACCTGATGCAGTTCCACCAAAACCTTTCAGCGGACGACCTGCAGGGCGAACATAATTAAAGTCAAATACAATCTTTTCTATATCTTTGAAGAATGGATCTTTAATTACTTTAAGGAATTGAAGCAGTGAATCAACCCAACCTACTTTACTGTCGCCAACTGTAATTGTTGCAGTTTTACCTTCAACACTCAATTCAGTAAACTCAAGCAGTCCATCAATTCCAACAAACTCGTATGGTTTAAACTCAACATCATATCCATAGGCACGTACTGGTTCAAGGTGTTCAGCGTGTTCAAGACGACAAGAGATACCTACTCCTGTACCAACCATCAAAGCATAAAATACTTCTGTAACATTATCAATCTTGTCGATAATTACATGAGAGCAGTTAAATTGTGAAAGACCAATTGCTTTCAGTTTTTCATTATGAATATCTCCTGCCCACAGAGTACGACCTGCAAGGAATTGGTCAAGATTGTAAATTGATTCAAATAATTCAATTGCTTCACGTTTCATACGTTCTCTACGTTGTTTTGTAATTGTGATTCCATTTCTTACACAATGTTCAAGTTCCATCCAAAGATTATATTCTGCAGATCGTTTAACAGTCTCTTTCCAAGTTTCTCTACGTTGTTCATCTCTATTATATCGAGAATAAGTTCGTAGATAAACAAACTTCCCAAGGTCGTTCATATGTTCAGGAAAATCAGAATAGTTAGATAGAAAGTCCTTTGAAAAAATGTCAAAGTTATTCTTTGTGTCGAGTTTTTTAGGTGCATTAATATTAAAGTTCATTTTTTAGTAGTTCCTCCTGTTGTTTAGTCAATAGCATCGGCCCACTGTGCTACACGACCTCTAAAGTTTTTTGTCAGTTCAACATGCTTAATCCAATCTTGACCTTGCGAATAGTTAAAATATGGAAGTAAACCTGATTCGCTAGGATCTTTCAAGTCACATTGTTTAAGATTGCCAATAATAATAATTTTGCAATTATCATTACATCTTGTAATCAGTTTGCGCAATTCGTGTTTAGTAAAGTTTTGCGCTTCATCAATAACTACAGTTTCATTTTCGTAATTTACTCCTCTTTCAAAGGTGTGAGGGTGAGCAAAAACCCATGCTTTATGATTCATAAACTCATTTAGTCTTGTATCAAAAATAGCATCCTTAGGTTTTTCCTTTAACTTCACTAGCGCTTGTTCGATTGGCGTTAAATAAGGCTTACTTTTTTCAATTAAATCACCGGGCAAGAATCCTTGTGCTCCTTCTTGAACGGGTGCAACAATATATCTCAAATTTCTACCACGAAGTTTCGCACCCATAGTAGATATAAGTGTTTTGCCCATTCCAGCACCTGCATCAACAAAGATAATTTGTACTTCTTCAGTTGGTGCGACGATTAATTTTAAAAAGTTAAATTGTTCGTCAGTTACGGTAGATTTAAATCCAAAAAGTAGGTTGTCCTCAAGTTTCATAATTTTGCCTCCAACAAGTTAGTTGTAATGGGTGGGGAGATAAGATTTACATATCTCCCACACACTTTGTGTTACACTTCAATTTCAGTTAGAGATTTGAGTTGTTCAACGGCAACAGATACTTGTTCAACTTGACTAGGAATTGCATCTTTCAACAGTTTACCTTGACCGAATACTTTTTCTACAACAGCAGTAACTTCAGCCATTCGTCCTGCTTTATGCAATTTAACTGCGAGAGATTTTGCAGCTTCCATCAGTGCATCAAAATCAAGGGCTTCAGATTGAACATAGTTTTCTTCTTTATCTTCCTTGAGATTATCTTCACCAAGTGCAAGCAATGCAGCTTCAACATTTTTACGATATTCATCAGCATCAAGTGTAATTGCAGATGGCATATGACGAAAACGAGTTCCTGCTTGGAAAGCAAGAGTTTCACGAGTGTACAATGTACGAACTTCTTGTCCTTCTTCATTTTTACCAAGGTGAGCAAACAGGATATTATCAACCATTTTCGTCATAAGTTCAAGACCTCGACGTGGGACAGATGGAATATATTTTTCAAATTCCTCTTTGCCAATTTTTTCTACCTTAACGGATGAGTGAGAAACAAATACGGGAGTGTATCCTTCGCGCTCAATAGCATTCAAAGCATCAAACAGTGTATCGGACAATTCAGCATGACCTACACCATATCCTCCACCGATTTCCTTAATTGTTTCTGCACCATGTTTAGTCTTTACATATTTTTCTAGATATCTGTAAAGATTGTCAACAGTGTCCACAACTACGACCTTAAACTTTTTCTTTACATCAGGGCGGCGAAGTTGTTGAAGTGCTTTCATGAGATCAGACCAAGATCCAATATCAACACCCATCAAACCAGGAATAAGTTTTGTACCTTTTTCAGTACGAAGGAATAGTGCATCCTGTCCATAAAGTTCAAACAGAAATGTTGTTTTACCTGCTTTTGGGTTACCATAAAGCAAAGTAGTATAGGTTCGAAGATCGGTTGAAACTTTTTGAGGCTCAATGTTTAGCAAATCCATAAATATAATTCCTCCAATATTTTAGTGATATGATATTATATATAGTAATCGGACTTTTGTAAACCTTATGTGAAATTCTTAACGCCACTTGCGTTAACAATTGTTACTCTTGTTTCTGCAGGTCTTTTACCTTTTTCAAGGTCCTTAATTTGCTTTTGAATTTGTTTGATTTTTGCGCGGTTAAAGGCAAGTTGAGCTCCAATATGAATATCATAAACATCATCGGGATCTCTCTTTGAAATTCCAACAGTTCCATCTTTCAAGATTACCACTGTCTTATCACCGTCATAAATAACTTTATATTCATCGGCATTCCCACTAATAATCTGACTTTCAACAAAGTTTCCCTTGTCATCTTCAACAATTGCATTGAAAGTATATGGCAGCTTTTTATAAATATGAACTTTCGCTTTTTGTTTTACAGGTTTGGGAATAATAGTTTCTTTGGCATGAAGATTAGCTATAATTTGATATTTTCCTTTTGCAGATACGCGCCATACGCTTCCGTTGTCAAATTCAATATTAAATCCATCTTCTGATTTAAAGAGTCCACTATTATGTCCTTTATTTGTTACTACACCAGTTTTATTATCCGCACCTTTAGCTCCATTCCCTGCATCAATAACTAAGAGTTTAGTACCTACTGGGAATTTATTATTCATATTAGTATCTCCTTCAAATTTAATAAGATCTCTTTCTAAAAATAAGTCACCACCGTGATGCTCGCCATTAGTAATACCACAAACAATTATACCGTCGAGTTTTATTCTATTAACATATAAATATGTTTGGCTCATGTCCTTTGCTCTAAGCCATTCTCTTGAATTACTAATGCTATCTCCCACGGATTTGCCAATTGGTATTACCTTATCCCCAATTTTAAACATATTACTCCTCCTAAATAAAATTTTCATTTTAAATCTATATTTTGGTGATTTAACTCCCAAATTCTCCTTATTTTAAGGAAAAAAGTCGGTTATATACAGATATCCATCGTTTTTGGGCCTCTGGTGAACAATAATCAAGAACCACCATAATTTCATACAATGCAACACTATCCATTATCTTGTAGAAGTCCTCAATTACCTTTTCATCTGTTATAGAGTTAAGAAATAGGACTAATGCTCGCATTTGAATAAAAGATCCATAATAGTATCAACATCATTTACATTTACTGCAGTATCGTCAATTAAAATATTAAAATGAAGTTTTCTACTCGGTGATTCACTTTCCTTTTGCATTGGATCTTCAGGATTTTCATTGAAGTAATTAAAAGGAATGTTATTTTCAATTAGGAACTTTTTAGCTTCCTCTGCAGATTGTCCACCGCGAGCAGTCCAAATAATTATACAATGACCCGCCTCATATGCTTTCTTCATTAGTTCGACAGTTTTTGGTTTAATAGATCCAATTCCTGGCCATGCAGACTCAACAATCGTTCCATCAAAATCCACACCAATCCAAAGTCGCTTATATGCTTTGATTTTCATATTATATCTCCTTATAATTTAAGATAATGGGAGGGTAATACCCTCCCGAATTTCAACTAAAATGGAAGATCATCGTCAGAAATGTCAAGGGAACCAGGAGCCGCTGTACTACCTGCAGGTTTGCCAAATCCTTGTCCGAATCCACCAGATTGAGCAGGTGGTGTTTGAGCAGTATTGGCAAGTTCTTGAAGTTTCAAGGCACGAATGCGATTGGCAAGCACAATGTCCTCTTCCTCAAATGCTCTTTCATCATAATAAGGAGGGAATCCACCAACAACTTTCAGGTTTCGAGTATAATTTTTAACCTCGTCACCAATCTCAACTTGAATACCAAATCCACCAGCATCAGGAGATACAGGTTTTTCTACAATTTCGGCATAGTTATTAATATTAAATGTCAGTTTACCTGTGTTTCCAGCTTGATAATTACCTGTAATTACTTCAGCGAGATCTTCACCAACAACAAGATTTTTCAATACAATTACACTTTGATTGTAACCAACCGTGAAAGCATCAATCGCATACTCGCCAGTTTCAATACCTTCTTTGTCTGTAAGTGGACGAAGATTTTTAACGACAAGTTCAATTTGAGCGATAGCTTCATCTTGTACAGCCGCATCATCTACACGATTTACGAACAGACCACGGATACGATTTACTTCACGAAGTTGTCCATCTTGACCGTAATAATCATTACCATCTACACTACCTGTTACAGTCAATCGAGTGGCATTTTCTACACCAACTGTGTCAATAGCTTTGTATTCATTTTTAACAGTTTCATAACCTTTAAACAGTTTACTTGTATCTTTTGCAAACAATTCTACACGGTGTTCATTGGCTTTTCCATCAACAACTGACAAAATTACAATATTGCCTTGAATTTGTTTTACTGTAGGATCTTTCTTGTTTGGTTTAATTTCAAGATTCATTTCCTTTAGCGTTCCTGTAATACGCACTGCATTTGTCAATTCACGAAGTTTTCTTTGATCTGTCATATTATATATGACCTCCTGTATGTTTTTTAATTACAAATTATTATATATAGAAGTCCATTAACGGTAAACCAACATTTTAATCTTTTAATGTCATATATAGCAAAGTCAATAAAAATACAAGCGCCATAAAATAAACAATCAGCCCCGATAAATTATCACCGATTTCAATTATCATACAAAAAATCCCTCCGTCCACGGTTCAACTGCCACAATCTCATCTTTCATTTTGATGGCAAGTTGTTGTATTTCTCCTTGTGCGTGTGTTCCGGGTTTTCGCTTTGAATAGAAACTAAGGAATGAAGTAAGGTTACAAGTAACAACAATATTAGTATTAGTAGCTTGTGGAAGAATAGCGCGAGCATCTTCAGCCTTAATACCCATACCAATCATATCATCATAGGCTGTCTGCAAATTACTCATGTGCTTCTCAAAAACACTTATTTGAATATCGGTTAAAGTATCTGGAATTGTGTAATTGAACCCACCAGCTTTTCCACTACTCTTATAATTTACATATCTTTGTGATTCAACTGAATAGGACCATCCAACTCTATGCCTTGTCAATTGAGCCAATAGAGCACGACTTACGTCTTCAATAATAAAAGTAAATGAGATATGTTCAAGAGTTGAGGTATGTCCGCTATGAACAATATGACGAATTAATCTGTCCATATCCGTTCCAGAACCATTATCAACAGGGGCCTTGGTAAGATACCGTTTACCTTCTTCAGCAATAACTTTGGAAGGTTTAACAGCAGAATAACAATTACGAATGGCAGAGAAACCAACAAGTTTTCCATCTGTTACACCCATATTAAACAAATCCTGAAATTCTTTCCTTTTCTTTTCTGTTAGTTGTGAATGTGCAAGTAGTTCTACGTACATAATTTCCTCCTAAAATAATGAGATAACAAACATGCAAATAAGATAAAACGAAAAAGTATAAAACAAAAAACTGACAATGGCACTTAACAAGAATATAACTCCGGGGATTAAGAAAGGATTCCCTTTAAAGAAATTTTTCATTTTTAACCTCCATTTATCAATATGAATTATTATATAAATTTCTACAAAAACTGTTAACCATTATATATAACTCATTATAATATCACCAATCTTATTTTTATCATAAAGACTAACAAGTTCGCCATTAAAAAATATTGTATCTTGATCTCTATAGAGTACATAATATACTTTCATATTATTCTCTAACTCAAACTGTTTATGATATGGAAGTTCGGAACCTTTATCATAAGATTTGAATGAAAGTGGTTTGATTTGAATTGCAAAATCGCCAATGCCCTCAACTGTTATTATTGCGTCGACTTTGTAATTAATATCAATATCTACACTTGTCTCTATACATTTAATATAATCTTCAATAGAGTTAAAGTTGGTAATTATCTTGTGTTCCATAAATTTCCCATTGTAAATGTTTCCTAATCTTGAAACAAGACAAGCATAAACTTTCTCCTTTGTTAATCCTTTAAACTCGTTCTCATTTTGATTAAACATTTTTTCTACAACAATATCAATTAATTCAGTTCTATCTTTCGTGTGGTAATTAAAGAAGTCACCAAAGGTTTTATGTTCCTTGGCACTATTCAAAAGTTCATTATAATCAAATATTTCTCTAATACCACTTGCCAATACCTTACCATTAAATTGTTGATACAGACCTGAAACTGACCTTTTCAATTTTAAATATTCGGCTTGATCCATAGGTTATTGTCCTTTCTTATTACTTCGTTTAACTCATGACAAAGATCATACAAGATAAAATCACTAATATTACCAACATAAGTTGTAATAAACTCGTTTGTATAACTACCTCTAACCTTTAATATTCCTTGTTGGTTGTCTAACCACACCGATAATTCTACAGTATATCCTGAATAATCATAAGTTGGATACGTTCTGATTATTCTATTTGTTTCATTTACTTGTTTTGCTAAAAAATCATAAGTTCTCGACAAAATAAGGCTTTCCATAATATCCTCCTAAATTAAATAAGGAGTGTTTCCACTCCTATTTTTTTGTTGCAATTGCTACTTTTACAATTCTATCAACAAGCATGTTAATATTTTTATTGACACGTTGTTTTGAGATGTTTAGGGTTTCAGCGATTTCTGTTTGACCTTTATTAGATCTCATTAGGGAAACAATTTCTTTTTGAAGTGGTGTAGGTTTTGCTCTATTTAATTTTTCTACAAATTCATCAATAAGATATTGAAGATCTTCATCTAATCTATAACCTGGTCTCATATACAATAGAGCCTTAACATGTTCAGGATTTGTTAGGTCACAAAAGTCCCAATCAACTACCATACTTTCACTTGCATTGGACTTGTATCCAAACACTCCCAATAACATGTCCTTTGTAAGAACCATATCTTGTCTCACAGAACCAGAGATTTCAGATAATTTATAACGTGTCAGTTTAGAGTCCTTGTAATTAGTAAGTTCCTTTGTAATTTCTTTAAGATATGATCTGTAAATTCGAAGGATATCACCAAGTTCGTCTGTTCGATCATAGTCGGTTTTACTAATAGTTTGAGTTTTAGGTGTTTTATAATTTCTATTTTCATTTTTAAGGAAGTGAATCACATTTTCTTGTTGATCTCCATTGCCCATTCCTTCAATATTAGGTTCTTTCATAAGAGCTTTTTTAAATGACATTTCATCATTATAAAATACATAGTGATCTTCCTTTTTTGCTTCCTTTGACTCATCAGAATTTAAAAGGTAATTTGCCATTTTTTCCAAAGATAGACAAACACTGTCTTGTTCAGATAGTCCATCACCCGAATTAATATTTACCTTAAAATATTTTTCAAAGTATTCTTCGTGGAACTTTGTATCTAAAATATCATCAATAATTTCTTTTCTATCTTTTAAACTACTTTTAGTGTAGTCAATTTTTTTAATCAGATCAGTCTGTGTAACATTATTAATTTCTCCAATAAAAAACGTACTCATATTATTTCCTCCTTGTTGGTTATACATTATTATATGTAGAATCAGACTTTCTGTAAACCAAAAAGCCTCCCCGAAGGAAGGCGATTGAATATTTCCTAATTATCAATATTATTTAAAGCTATAGCAAAATGAGCAATTATAAGAAGTATACCTATTACATCAAAAATTGAAGGATTATCAACTGGAAAGATTATAATCGAAAAACATAATGCCATATAAAATGAGCCTTCTTTAAATAATTTAGATAGCTTCATATCTATGCCTCCAAATTTGATAGTAAAGTAGCTCGAATATCACTCAATTTCTGATCTACAAGTAGTTTACCATCTTCAAATACAGGTTTAAGTAAATCAATACTTTCGGACCATCCTTGCTCCTTAATTGTAAATCCATCATGATACTCAATATTTCCATTTTCTTCATTATTATATACAACAACTCTACCTTTTTGTGAGCGTTTTAGTCCGTTATCCGTTTTAGGATCTTTAAATAGGAACTTTTCTTCATTATTGATTACCGCATGAGTGGCCTTCATAGCAAATCCGAAGGTATCTCGAGTGTTATATTGATAAGTAAAGGAACCAATGCCTAGCACTACATTTGTTGAAGCAAATCCTTTTGCTTTCAAACGCTTGCAAATTTCTTCCGCGCGTTCAAGTGTGATGGAATCTCCATAAATTGCACCGATATGAGTGTCGAGTAATTTATAACCTGTTTCAGTAATTGTACCACCAAAAGTATTCCATAATGACTCAATTAAACCAAGTTGTTGAGCAGTAGGTGTAATTTCTTCAATTGATGTAACTCTGTGTCCGTCAATAAAGTAATACTGTTTGTCATATCTATTCCAATCAATTTCAACTTTTGCCTTAAAATACTTGTCTTTATATTTAAAGGTTCCCTCTACTTCATGATCTCCGTGTTCGCCATGGTCTGTTTCACTACGAACCTTATCTACAAGGATGTCTTCTACCCAATCTTTAATTTGATAAATTAGTTCCCCATCCTCTTTGACATATTTTTCAAAGCGAGTAAGATCCTCAATATCTTCACCACAAAGAATTTCTACAGGGTCTCCCGAATCAGGTCTAATTACCACTCGTCCATCTCTACTTGTAATTTCATTTTTGAGTGAAGGAATTACATTTTCTACAATGTTCCAAAAATCCCATGTATCACTTACTACAGAAAAGAATCCAGTAGGATAGATTTCCTGCATAAGTTTACGGATTACTTCACGTTCATCCTCATTGCCATTCGCACACATAACTGAGTGTTCAGTTGCAGGAATAGAGGTTCCTACAAGTTCTGTCTCAATGTTAGCATTGTAATATTCCTCGAGATACAAGATTGCAGGAATTGTATCTGTTCCAACGAAAGACAAAAGGTGAGCTGCACCAGAGGCTTTAGTGGCATCCAATCCTGCCATACCTCTCATAGAGAAGTCATGTCCTTGGAAAGGAACTGTATCAGCATTACCAACTGTTTCAATCGCATATTTTTGCAATATTTTGCGGTATTGGAAGGCAATAGTTGCAGAAGTCATTGGCAACCAAACAAGGTTGGATATCAAAGTTTCAAGGTAATTTGTAACCCAGAAAAACTCATCTTTAGTATTTTCAATTGTAAAAGCAGGTACACGAATAGGTACAAGTGTTCCTTCAGGTATAGCTCTAATAAGAACAGGAAGTTTATTATAGTCCCACAATGCTTTAATATGAGAAGAATCGGGATTTTCTACACCTAAAGTATGTTTGATTACTCTTTCATACTCTCCCTGTACATCTACCCAATGACGATTAAAGAAATTTTCATTAAAATAATCAATAAGAAATTCTTTAATAAATGCTTGAAGTCCGAACATTACAATCTTGTCAATTCCTTTAATTCGACTTCCCCTCGGCGTCCATGTACTATAAACCTGTTGAGTACCTGTAGGATACTGCTCCCGGTGACTGACCTTATAAAAGTCGCAGAGAAGTGATGCAGGAAAAGCGATACGATTAATACGATTAACAGTTTTCATTAATTGAATCCTCCCAATTTATAAACTTTTAATTGTTCTGTTTCTTCATGGTGTCTAACAAAGAAATCTTTCGTGTCAAGAATACTGTCTGTTGTATAAACTCTATCAATTAAATCTTCCTTAAAAATTGAACCTTTAAAAATAGAATCTTCACAATGAGCAACAAGAAGATAAATATACTCAAAACCATTCTTATAAAGTTCTTTGGCAGATCTTGTGAAAGTTCCTCCGTAAGAACAAAGATCATCAATAATAATCACTTTTCTGTTAGGTTTGTATTCAGGAACATTACCTACAATATCCAAACCTTCAATATTTCCCGTTTCCCAATTTCTTTTCTTAAATCCAACAAGTTGATTATGACCCGGAATATCATACCGTTTTTGAGCACCTGCATCAGGAAAGAAAATATAATCTTTCTCAATATCAAAGTCAATATCTTTCTTTACCCATTTAAGAATATTATAATTAATATTTTTGTTATCACATCTGTCAATAAGTGCAGGAGTAACATCAGAATGCGCTTCATGAATATTTACTTCAGCAAAATTAAGTGAATTAATAAATTCGGCGATGTATTTCAAAGTAAATACTGAATCATTTACACTCCTGTCCATTCTACTATAAGGTACATAAGGACAATACAATATAATATCTTTAACACCTAACGAATCAAGATGTTTTTTAATAATCATCAGATGAATAAGATCTCTATCATCTTCGAACCTAAAGTGAATAATATTTACATCATCTTCAAAAGTGTAGATATGTTTGTTAATTGAGTCTTCAATCTTTGATTCTTTGTTCGGAAATTGTGAAATTTCAACCTTTTTTCCATTAAGCCAGATCATTTAATTTCCTCCATTTCGTTTGATATTTCATTGTATAATTTTGTAATTAAACTGTAAACCAATTTTAATCCCAAAAATAAAATATTGCTAAAAGTGCAATCACTATCATTACAAATAGCCAAAGAATTAGTAACTGTTCCATATTTATATCCCCAGTTCATCAATTAGTTTTTGAACATCAATATTAAGTATCCGCTTTTCATCGTTTTCTGGATCATCAGATGTAATCTTAATGAGATTTTCTTTTGATTCTTTAGAAAGTTGTATCCAAACGGATCTTATTGCATTTTCTTCTTCTTTTGTGAGTTTGGTACATGTTTCTTCTGCATAAGATATTACTGCCCATAAAAGATGTAAAGCTGCATTTTCTTGAATTGTAATCATTAATATACCTCATTTCTACGTGTTAATTTTAATATAATATTATCATATAAATGATATAATGTATATAGAAAAAACGCCCCTAAAGGCGTCTTATACACTTTTCACAAAGTACGATATATTCAGAGTCTCCAACATGAATTGAATCTCCGTCAGTTACTCTATTTCCATCGCTATCTAAAAGAATATTATATACAGCAATATTCTTATTGCAACAGTTACACTTTCCATGTTTAAATACGTAGAAGTGAGTATTTTCTTTTAACCATAAAGACGATTCAAAATATTGTTCCTTAAAGTCAGTTTCGAGACCGCTAAAATACAAGTCCACCTCATATTTTTTACAGGCTTCATTAATAAAAATTACATCATCAAGAGATAGGAAATGAGATTCATCAATAAAAACTGACCTAATGGGTTTTAATTCAAGGGTACTTAAAAATTTAGTTTTATAATCTTCATTCCATGTTTCTGCAGAATACATTATCCTACTGTCTCTACTTACAACATTAGCCCCATCCCTTGTGTCAATTTCAGGCTTTATAATTATCATACAAGCATGACTATCAACAGTCCAACCTATGAGTTTAATTAATAGTTTGGACTTTCCACCGAACATCGACCCGCTAATAAAATTTAGTCTGTACATATTAGACTACTCCTTGTTCAATCATACCTTCTAAAATATCTTTTAACACATCAAGGAATAGAGCTTTGTCGTCAGGTTCGAGTGCATAAACAGCTTTACAAAGATCATTGTCGGGCCATTGTCTGTGTACTTTTCCATCCATAATTTGAGCAACAAGTGATACATTATCAAATGATTCCTGATCAGTTTTACCTTTAATATTCTCCAATAGTGCAATACATTTTAAAATTCCGTTTTGCATAAAATAGTCTCCTTTATTCCATTGATAGGTCTTCATCTGAATAATTAGTAGCAAGAGTATTAATCATATTATTTATATGATTATGGTAATCATTCTCGCTCCTTTTTATTTCTTTATCTAAATCTATCATAAGTTTGAATTTTTTAACAACATCTTCATATTTATTTGCGCTAACTTCATTCCACTCATCTTTCCAAGGACCATATGATCGAGAAAATTTAACAACCTTGCCATTTTTTATAGACAGATCTTTTAATTCATAACTTTTAATTCCGAAAATAATAAGTAATTGACCAAATATCTCTTTTTTCTTTTTTAAAGAAAGATTACTTATATTCATCAATATACCTCACTTTAAATAAAATTCAAATTTTATATCTAATATTAGCTAAATTAACCCATATCTGGTATGGCCTGGTAGGTTTGACTATTAATCAATGAGGCCTTTTTCCTTCAAATCTGATAAAATAAGATCTAGATCAAGTTGGATGATCTGGTAGTCACCTTTTTTAATTTTAACCTGTTTATACTTGCCATCTTCACGAACCCAGTTTTCTTTTTGTCCAATTGAGCGACTGAGTGTTTCAGGACTCATGAATGCTGCTTGATTTTTTGCACCTGTTACCAATTTACCTTGCTTGACTGCAATAAAGATACTTGACATAATTATTTCCTCCTATAATTTATGATGTTTCATTATACACAAAACGTAGAAAAATGTAACCACTAATGGTTTACAATTTAAAATTTTTCTAATATAATGATGCATCAAACAAAATCGAATGGAGGTAATACTTATGCTATTAGGAAAATATTATGTATCTGATCATGCGAAGAAACAATACAGTGACCGTGTTTATTATAAAGGTTCGGTAGAACAATCAATTAAAAATGATTTAAGAACACTTAATATTAGAAATATAGTTCGAACTGAAACTTGTATCCACGTATTTACAAAAAATTCGAAAGAATTTATATTCTTGAAGCGAAAGAATACTGATACACTTTGTCTTAAAACAATAATTAAACGAAATGCTGAAGATAACAAGAGAACCATAGAAAAACGTAAAGCTCTGGTCAAATGACCAGGGTTTTTATTTTGTGGAATTTGTTGGAATAAATGTTTAAAACTCATCATATTATATATCATGAACCAAAATGGAACTATAGGAGGAATGTAAATGTCATTTCAAGTATTAGGAATAGACCCAGGCAACTATAAAACAAAAATAGTTCATGAATCTGGTTTGGATCAGTTTCTTAGTCCGATTGGCGAATGGCGAAAAAGAAATGCTGGTGAAAGTCACTCAAAGTTAGATATGGAATTTGAAATTGTAAACAAATACGATTCATTCCGTGGATTTTGTGGACCTCTTGCAAGTATTGAATCTGAATATGGTGGAACAGTATTCGGCTCTACAAAAAATCATATCGACGCAAAGACAAGAACTCTTTTAGCAATTCATCGCAATTTACAACAACAAGATGTAAAGATTGTAGTTGGACAACCTTACAAAGGTCATACTGATACTGAAAAGGAAGAAATTATTAGTAGTCTTATGGGTGAGTGGACTGTAACCATAAATGGCAATAAGAAAGAATTTGTTATATCAGATGTCTCTGTTGGTATTGAAGGAGCAATGGCATTCTTATCTGCACCATTCTCAGGACCCGTCAATATTATAGATGTAGGTAGTGGTACTGTAAACTGCATACATTTTAATGATAAAAGAATAGTAGATTTAAGATCAGATACTTTACTATTCGGTTCCGAAACTAATAAGGATGGTGTTAACTTTGAGGGAATGGCGAGTGGTATATTCAAAGGTATGAGTGCAAGGTGGAATAAAGATCACCCTACCTTTGTATGTGGTGGTACTGCGAAGGATATGGTTATGCCACTTAAACGATATTATAAATCTGCTGAGGTCCTACCATGTCGTGCAAATATAAATGGCATAAAGATATCTGTTGATGTTGAATATGCTAATGCGGTAGGAATGTATATTGCAGGAGTAAAGAACTATGCCAAACTACAAGTCAGTTAAAATTATATTTGATCTTGAAGATGAACATCAAAAAATGTTATATGAGTTCCTAAAGAAAAGATCTAATCGTAGCTCATATATACGCACACTATTATATAATGCAAAGCGTGAAGGTAAAGTTGAACCTATTCCTTTTGATGATCAGACTACACAAATTTTAAATACAGAAGTTCAAAGAACTATATCATCTCAACCCATTCGGATTAAAGTTAACTCAGTTCCTATTGTTACTGAACAAGTCATTGACGATGAAGATATTATATTGGACGGATTACTTTAGGATGTGGTCGCCGAACCACTCCTTTTTCTTTTGTCCTCTAGATTATCTGAGTGTAACGAAGATAATCTATTATTTAATATAGTATTAGTATATAGATAATAGAACCATAATGATTTGTTTTTATATTATACATATGGCAGACCTCATTGTAAACCACAAATTTTAATTAAAATAGTTGACAGTTCGCAAACAGTCTAATATAATATTGTATCGCCGAATAAATACGAATGGAGAATGTAAATGAAAAAATATTGGTTCATGGGTCCTATTAGATTTACAAAAGGTTTATATTATGACAACCATAGTGAAAAATCTATACTTCGTAACATGGTTATTACTGATGAATATTTAAACTATCTTGGAGATGAATTTCAAACCACTTGTGCTAAACATGAAAGAGGATGGTCATTTGATTCATGGTGTCATGAAGTAGTTGGTATGGATATTACTTCATCATATTATAGAGTTAAACTTTCTGAACTACCGTATGCCAATAAAAAGAAAAGAAAATAAAAACTACCCCGTATAGTATTTTAGTATAGCCCCGTCAGATTTTTTGGACTAAGGAGGTCTCACTTGACACTAGAGGAGGTCTCACTTCGTGTCTATATAATGGGGCAGCCCCACCTAGCAAATAAGTTTCCTAAAGAAAGGAAAACAAAAAGTCCTAGCTGTTTTTAAAACCTCTAGAACTTTTTTTCGTCAAAATCTTGAGTTTTTACTATTTTTGTTTCTTAACAATAAACATTAAGTATATAGATATTATTACTAAAATCAAAGATCTTGTATATAGTGCTTCTCTTTCACTTTCTATAAAAATAGGAACAAAAATAAAAAAAATAGTGATCAATAATAAAATTATGACTGTAATTGTTTGTCTGTACTTTTTCACTTTTAACTTCCTTTTCTTTTTTTAAATTTTATTATTTATTTAAAACTTATGTAAACTTTTAAAATTTAAATAATTAAACTTTAAAAAATATTTTTTATAAATACTTATCATCAACACCCAACTTGCTACTAGCTAGATAGGGCTTTCCAATAAATACATATACGAAGCTCCTATAGCTCCAGCTTGCAGAAATCTCCCATTTTCACAGTTTTCAAGGATTTTTCCTCAGCACAACAGTTTTTTGCAATTTCATAAGTGTTGCCCAACTGCAAAGATGTTAATTTGTCACAAATATGTTTCCTTACTGCAACAAACTTAAAACTGAAACATTTTTAACTGACTGCAACATTTTTTCGAGGTCTTAAAAATTGTTTCCTAACTGAAACTCTTTTCACTTGCGTAAACAGTCTTTCATCATCAACAGTTTTCACTCAGGGAAACTCTTGCTCGCAACTATCCTTACATTAAGGTCGTGTTCCTTATATAAACATTATATCATACGACAAAATTTCTTGTAAATAGAGAGTTCTAGGTCTACAAAAGGTTGAGCTTCTTTACGAAAGGTTATGCTTAAAATGTAAATTCCTCATTTCACGTCCTTTTAAATTTGAATACATATATATACGATTCGCGTTAAAATTTGACCAGGAAGGAACCAGTAATGTCACACATCATTTCCATATACAATCACATGTACAAACAATTCAAACAACAGTCGAACCTTTTTCTACACCTATGATTAAATCAATGTATTCATATACGACAAAACAAATTGAGTGGTTTAAAACAGGAATATGAGGCATCCTCCCTAAAGCTCTTGAATATTCCTTCCGTGTACGATGATACACGAACTTTTAAATAAGGAGGACTCATCTAAAAGACTGCATCAATTTATTATATCATAAGGCTTTTAAACTGTAAACAAAAAAATCTCCCAATCGGGAGACTTTTAAAGGATTTTCCTATTGACATTTACATCATAAATTTTCGTACTTGCTCCCTATAAATATCGCAATCAATACCATCCTCATTCGCTTTCATATACAGTTCATACAGGCTATCAG